TTAAGCAACCCTGAGTTTTCCGGCAGCAAGCATTGATCTGGCTATCTGCATAAGCACGGCATCGCCAAATTCATTCAGGGCCAAATTCACCGCAACGCATACTAAGCGGCAGTTGTCCGCCGTGTAGCCTTTCGAGCAATCCCTTCGGTCAACGCTTGGCATCCAAGGCCGCTTTGTGCAGCCCTTCATGCGCTGCGCTGAAAACCTGATTCTGGTTAGTTCGCACATCCCATACGATCCGCGCCATAGCTCAAGAAATTCATCCTTGGACATCACTTCGCGACCGTCTTTTTTCGCCCTTGTGACCATGAATGAAAATGCGCGCATGGCCATCTCAGAAAATGCTGAATTAGTCATCGCCCGAGCCGAATGCTTTGCGACCCTCTCAAACCCGTTCGGATAAGTCGCAGTGATGCCATCGGCGAACTTGACCGCCTCCGCTTCGTCGCGTCCTAGGCCGTGTTCTTTGCCAGAGCAATCTCGGAAGGAATAGTAGCCATCGCGACACCGCAGACCCTTGGGCAGTCTTGCGTTATGTAAGATTCGTTGACGTGGCATTCTTTTTCCTCCTTACCGCACTGCGACCCTAACCCACTCTGCGCCGCGCGAGTCGTGGTAAACAGCCGTCATTCTCGGGTCTTTGTGGCCGAGCAATTCCTGTGTGTTCACGTTCCCCTGCTCGGCGTACAGGCGCTCCGACAGACTGCGGATTTCGTGGAACGTTGGCGGCGTCTTCCCTTCCCAATCAATGCCAAGCGCTTCGACAGCGGCGCTGAAATGCCGCGTGATGGTATCAACCCAAATCTGCGATCCGACCTTCGAGTTGCCGCGCGGTCGAGTCTGATGGATCAGGAACCGGCTCAGGACGCCCGTAGAGCGGCACCGACTGAGCACGTCACTCAGCGATAGCCCCACCGCCGCGAGGCGCAGGGAAAGCGGCAGGCAAAGCCTGTTACCCGTTTTCCCCTGAACGCAGAACCATGCGTCATCGTGGAAGTCGGGAAACTTGGCGTCCGCGACATCTTCCCGACGTTGGGCTGAGACAATCGCCAGATCCATCGCATTCGCCATCCAACCTGTCGCCGTTTCACGGGCGCGCAGATACACATCAAGGGTGAGGCGCGCTCTCTGCACCTCGACCAATTCGTTGCGCGTGACGAGAACGGGATTTGTTTCGATCCATCCATCCGCCACGGCCTCGCGGAAAACATCGAGCAATAGCGAGCGCATCGCCTGCGCTGTACGCGCCTTTCCTTCGGCGCGCAGTCCGTTGAGAAAGTCGGCTAGCATCTTTGTGGTGATGCGCTCGATTGCGAGTGACAGATCGAGCTTTGAGCGAATGAGTTTCAGACGGCTCTTGTTGGATCGCTGCGTGTTGGCCTTGAGCTTGCGTGAGGCCAGCAAACGTTCGTAGTTATCCAGCCACGCGCCAAGCGAATGGTCCGACTGTCCGCTGAGCCGGTCAACGAGCCTGACATGACCGGCAACGCCAGCGATGTGAATGTTCGCCTCGTTGGCTTCGGCGATTGCCTTATCGCGGTCGCGACCAAGGCCGAATTCCTTGCCCGTCTCCGGGTGTCGCCACGAAAAATACCCGTCGCGAACACGCAATCCAGGCGGAAGCTTTCGGTTACGCACACTTCTTGGGTGCGGTGACATTCACGCGGTCCAGTAGGCGCGAACGCCTGCCATATGGGTTTGCCTTGTACGATGCGCCAGGAACGACAAAGTACGTCCTGCCGTGCTTTTCCGGCTTGGGCTGAATATTGCCGTCACGCGCCCAGCGCCGCAGAGTGTACAGCGATGGCGCCTTCCCGCCGTAGACGGACGCGGCCCAATCTTCCAACGAGATAAGTTGCGCAGTCACGGCTCAACCCTCAGTAGCTTCTCAGCGGCGCTCACTGCGTCTCAGCCTTCAATCGCGCAAGTTCGGTTCTGGCCTTCCACAACGATTCGAGCACCGATAGCATTGTGCCTGCCATGTGCTCCGCATCCCAGCATCCCTCTATCGGCGACTTCCGTTTTTTGTCGAGCAATATATCGGCGATCGAATGCAGATGGCGACTTGCCGGACAGGTGTTAATAGGGAAATTGCGCGCCCTGTTCACGCGACGCCGCAAGCGGCTGATCTCATTCGATGGGTGCATGGGTTCCTCGTCTTATCCCGCAATCAGTCGCTGGCTATTTATTGCAACCGGCTAAGCGCATCAATGGCGCGCTCCAAATCGTCGTTTGCCTCGTCGCAGTCTTCCAAGATTTGTTCGGCCTCGTCGCGAAGTTCGCGCAAGGCGTCACGATCCTTCGCCATTCTTGCCTGCAACACCTTCAACTTGCCGATAAGACTTTTTGCCGTTTTCATTCTCTCTTCCTCACTCCGCTAGATTAGGCTGTGTGTTTTGTTGCGCGCTTGGCCAAATGCTCAATCACAACCGATATTGAGACACCAATAACGACGAAGACTGCTGCTGCGAACCAGTTATCATCACGAATGGCAAGCGCGACCAGGGCGATCCATAGCGGATCAAACCTGTTGTATTGACGTTCTGCAATCCAACCAAGCATTTCAATCTCCAAAAAGTTCACCCCGGCGGACGATCCGCGAAAGAGGGAAGGATTAGGCGCCGTTTCCCGAATGCAGAGGCTTGCCGTCAGCATCCAAGTAACGACGGAATGGCGCTGCATGAATTCTCGATCTTCCGCACAGAGCGCATGTCATATCGAAGCCGTGCGGCGCGCAGACACGTATGCCATGTGGATAGCGGCAAATGTGCTCGCCAACATCGTCATGCTCAGGCGCAAACGGAGCGGACGTGTTTCCAGATTTCATCTCGTCCCCCAAATCACCCACCCACACCACCCAAAGAACACAACCCACCCGAGCAGGCACAGCACGCCATAGACTGATTTCGACGTTCGGCTGTACGGGATGTACCAGGCGAGCGACCAGAGCAGTGAGAGGTAGGAAATAGTCATCACCCCTCCTTGCTCTGCATGCTCGGCGTGGGCGCGGCGGCGAGCGGCGCCGGCAATGGTTGCCAGTGCGTCGGGCTAGTTGGCCAACAACTCGGTACGTCGTCGGCCTCTACGGACGTTTCGTACCATCCCTCCAAGAAATCGCTGCCGCTTTCCCATTCGTCGTCGATCTCGTCCTGAGTTATCCAGGTGCCGCGCAATGTGCGCCATTTGCCTAGCGGATTGAAATAACCGAGTAAGATCGTTCGACCCTTCGGCGCCGTCTCGATCGGTTGCCACCCCTCTGGCGCGCCTGACTGCGCCACGGGCTGCGCGGCGAGTGCGCTATCCAGTTCTTCCGCGCGCCTCGCGACAACTCTTCCAAGCGTGTCATTGCCGCGATCTGCCATATAGGCACGCTGTGCATCGCGCAAAGCCTTCGCGGCTAAGGCTATACGACCTTCCGACTGCCTTGGGGGAATAGGGGAACGGCAGTTCCACTGCATTGCGCTTTCCTGCATCCAGTCTGTATCGCAGCGAAATTTCATAGCCGCTAAGCAGGCTTTGCAGTAAATCTCTTGCACATTGCCCAACCAGAAATTGAATGTGGCTTCGCCGCCGCAAAACGGACACGGCAACAATTCCTGTCCCGAGTTCGCGCCCTCGATCTGTTCGTCCATCTTCTGCGCCATGTATTCGTTCACTTCCCACCTCCCGCAAGTTGATCGGCGACGGCTTGCGCAATGGCGACTGTCAATGCCAAATCTTCTAGCGCACGGAAAGGAACCTCGACGAGTTGATGACTATCCCAAAGCAAACGGTCACCGTCTTTCACGTTGCTTTGCATCCATAGGCGGGCGGCCATCAACCAGTCGCCACCACGTTCCAACTTGTCACGCACATGATCCCGCGTCACCATTCTCTTACCCTTACCCTTCTCCCCGCTCACCGATACCGGCTCGATCCTTTCCTTCCCCTGTCCGCCAGTTAACGATGAGGGCGGTTCGGGTGCTTGGGAACACGCTGCATGAATCTCGCGCGCCATGCGTTCAAGCCATTCGTACAAGTACGGCGATTCAGGAATGTTCAGGCGTTCGCCGTCTTTCGTATTCGCGATGCGGAACGAACTACCGCCGCCTTTCGTCTGCACTTCCCAGCCACCGGGTAGCGGAATGTATGCGCGCGAGCCTTCAAACTCGATTGGCCGAAGAGTCGTCCCCTCCGCTGCGGTGCATTGCTCGGCGAGGGCGGCGTCGAGGCGCTGTTCCTTGCGTTTTGGATAGTTCGTGCAAGAACCACAACCTGCGCCATCTATTGGTTTGCAATGTGGACACCACCATTCATCACTTTGCGTATTCGGATGAACGCTGATACCGACCGCAGCGAGGGCGGCGTCGATGCGAGCTTGTACTTCTATGGCCTCAGCGTTATCACGTCCGGCACGGCCAGTAATTAGTCGGCGGCAGTCGATCAGCAGTTGTCGGTTGGTCATGGCTTCGGCCCTCCAAGTAGCAGCGGCGGCATCGAGCCAGTTTCGTAAGCGCGAGCGATCTGCGGTTGCGCCCAATCTCCGAAGCGCGAACCGTTCGGCAATACGATGTGAGCCAGGAATTCGTCCTCGAACGTCGTTATTCCGATCTCGACGGCTTCGAGCTTCGCCTTGATTGCGAGCGCCAAAGCGCGCCAGCGCGATCGACAGGCTTGCTCCCAATCCTTGTGCGCAACATCAGTAGAGCGCGGCCCGCGCGCTCCGTGCGTGAATACGCGCGCCTGAGGATCAGGCAGCGGCAGGTTGAATCGAATGCGCCGGCCGTGCGCTTCGAACATGATCACAGCAGACGATCCCTGCCAACCGTAGGCAAAGCCCGACGCCTTGTATCGGCGCAAGGTCTGCTCGATTTCGTTGCGCGTGCGATCAGAACTGACCGTCGTGCGCTTGGCGTAGCTCATTCATTCTCCTTTCGCCGAGCCGATGAACTGGCCCGGCGGGGTTGGGATTGGGTGGCAGCGCCGAGTGCTGATTTCTCGGATTGGCCTTCATGGCAGTGGACGAATCGAACGTCCCATGTGCCCAAGCGTCTGCCACAAGCACAACCCATTCCGCCACTAGCGCATCAGCCTGCGCATTCGCTGCCGTAGTCGTTAAAACGGTGGTCTGTCATCGTCAAAGTTGTCCGGCGCAGGTGCTTGGCGTGAACTATGTTGCTTCTCGCCATCCTCGCGCTTACCAACCAGGGTGACGTTTGCAACGCGCAGGGTCAGATAGGTTTTGTTCTCGTGCTCGCGCGTGCCAAGCTCGCCAGTCACGCCAAGCTGCGCACCCTTGCGGATGTACTCGGATAGCGATTCAGCGCGCTTGCCCCACAGCGAGCAGTCGATCCACAGTGTTTGCTTCTTTTCGCCATAGCCAGAATCGACGGCAAGCGACCAGCCAGCGACGGGCTCGCCGGAGGCCGTGTGACGCACAACCGCATCTTTGCCAATGCGCCCCATTGCTGAAAAATTGTTCATGCCGTTTCCTTGTTGAGAGTCTTTTCGCGATTGCGCTGCAGATGCGCCACGGCCTTTTCCATATCCTCGCCGGCCAGCTTCATCGCCGCGCGCTCGTAGGACTTGAACATGGACCAGGCTGCGGATTTTTCCTCGGCGCCGTCGAGACCCGCGCGCTGCGAATAGTCGATAGCGCCCAAGATGTCATCTTGATCGAGATATTCCTGAATCGTCACGGCGACTCGCTGAACGAATTCCTTTCGATCATCGGTGAGCGAATCCCACACAACGGAGCGCGATGATTCGACCTTGGCGACAGTCGGGCTATCGGCCTGCGCCATTTCGTCTGACGTATAGAGACCGGAAAGCTCTGCTGGGAACGCGCGCCGCAGAGCCAGTGCTTCGGCGACCTTGGCGATCATCAGTTCCGGCATCTTTCCCCACAGGCCAGAGGGATTGCCTTCCTTCGTTTTCGGCATATAAGAATCAAGGCGAGCGACGGCGTACAGCGGTTCCTTGAAGTCGGAACGCATCACGCCGACCTTGGCTGCTGCCGGCATTTCCTTCGCCAGCCACACGTCAACCCACTCCTTGCCGTCTGCCGTCCACCACGGGCCAAGCTGACCAGCATATTTTCCGGTTCGCTCGGCTACCAAGCGGAAGCCATCGATGCTAACCTGTATCGCCATGACTTCGCGTTTCTCACGTGAATCCCAGCGCTTGATCGCATAGATCTGGCGAGCGAATGGATCGAGCCCGGTACGCCGGCACTGCGAAACGAAAAGATTCAGTTCGTCGTCGGTGCTTCCCTTGGCGATCGTTCGCTTGATTAGCGCAACCTGGTCATCTCCAAGATTCAGCGCATGCGATGGTTGGTGAATTGCGACTACAGCGTTCATCGTCTACTCCAAGTTAGTTAATCGTCTTGCGATGCATACCGAGTGCGTAATACCGCGCAGCCCAAGCCGCTCGGCGTTCGTCTTCGGTCGGGACAATTACGGATTCCATCTTTCGCGTAGCCCGCTGAATTAGCGCACGCCCACCAGTGCGGACCAGTCGGCGACCTATGGCGCGGTCGAGAAGTAGGGCGGACTTGTTCATGCGGTGCCAGCCACCTTGGCGATGACATAGCACGCCGCATCACGGTCAAAGTCGCCGACGCTATCGGGCAATACAGTCAGCGCCGCTCGAAGTAGTTCGAGCAATTCCGGCGCCGCTGCGATCAGGCGCGCATTAGCATCACGCACAGATTCGCTATCGACTTCGCGCGACATGGTCGCCAGAGCGACTTGTGATTGCGCAGCGCCATTGACGTACTCAAAAAATACGCCGCCTACGATTACGCCATGCCCCTTCGTGGCCCAAGGTCCGGGTGTGTGCATGTACATATTCACGCCGCCCCCAAAGGAAACGGCCTTCCCTGGCTCGCCCTGTCAAACTTGTGCTTGGTGACGTTCAGCGCCATTGCCTCACTGCATGGCTTTGCGCGCTGTAGGTCGCGGACGTAGTTGCCGGCGGACTTGCCCCAATGTTTCTCGGCGAGGCGGCGAGCGATGGGAAAGCGTAGGATTTTTTCGTCAGTCATTTGTCGACCTCGACCGGTTTGCCATCCCGGAGCACGTACCACGTATTAGGCTTGATGCCGTTTTCGCCAACCTTCGATGCGAACACCGAGAGAATTGTCAGTTCGTCGTTACGCTCCACGATGAAAATTGCACCACCCAATCCTGCGCGCGCCTTACCGTTTCCAGCGTTGGCTGCAATTGCTTTGTCACCTTTTGCTTCGCTGTTGGCGTGGTAGCCGCTCGTCGCGCTGTTGGCGGAGTCGCCGCTCGTCGCGCTGTGGGCGGAGTCGCCGCTCGTCGCGCTGTGGGCGGAGTAGCCGCTCGTCGCGCTGTGGGCGTAGTAGCCGCTCGTCGCGCTGTGGGCGGAGTAGCCGCTCGTCGCGCTGTTGGCGGAGTCGCCGCTCGTCGCGCTGTTGGCGTAGTTGCCGCTCGTCGCGCTGTGGGCGGAGTAGCCGCTCGTCGCGCTGTGGGCGTAGTAGCCGCTCGTCGCGCTGTGGGCGGAGTAGCCGCTCGTCGCGCTGTTGGCGTAGTCGCCGCTCGTCGCGCTGTGGGCGTAGTCGCCGCTCGTCGCGCTGTTGGCGTAGTTGCCGCTCGTCGCGCTGTTGGCGTAGTTGCCGCTCGTCGCGCTGTTGGCGTGGTAGCCGCTCGTCGCGCTGTGGGCGGAGTAGCCGCTCGTCGCGTCCTTTGCACGATCACGAGTCCAGGTTACTTGAAGCTTAATCAGATCGAGCAGCTTGAGTTCTGCCTTGACCGTGATTTTGCCGGCGGCGAGCTTGCTATCGCCATCTGCTTTGCGATCGATCTTGCCGTCTGCTTCGACAACAGCAAAGACGCTCGAATTCGGAGGATAGTAGTTCCACACATCCAGCGGTATTTCGCAGGCATGGAATCCCTGCTTGCATGCGGCTACGCTGCCTTTGTGCTCGTAGGTATTGCCGACCGCATACTGGAAATCAAGGCATTTCCAATCCTTGTTGAAGCCCTTATAGGCAACCACCGGATTGCTAGAAACTGCATCTTCTTTCACCTTCTTGTTGCTCATCCCATCCTCCAAAAAAGTATCGAAACTTCCACCACAATTGCCAGCACGGAAAGCCAGTTCGGGACGTGACGGTGTGGGTCGATGGTCATAGCGCACCAACCTTTGCGAGGGCTGCATTGGCGATTTTGCAAACGTCCGAACCTATGTCGAAGCTGCTGCACTGGGCGCGATGTACGATGGCTTTCAATGCGTCGATTAACACTTCTGCGGGATCAATCGCATGACGTAGGTTTTTGGTGTATGGCCAATACAGCCTATTTCCGACCTTCACCACATACGATTCGCCAGAACGGCCCAAGCCACAGCCGACGCCTTTATGTAGCTGCGGAAAGTCGTATTTGTCAGGACGCTCGCCCGCAGCAATAGAGCCAACGATGACGCCGCGCTTTGTGGACACATAGCCGTGTGCTTGACTCGTCCACTCGACAGGATCGCCAACTTTCAGTTCCGCGCTCATGCCGCCCTCGCTTTGATTCCGCTGTCTTCGTCGTCAATGTCTTCCCGCGCCTTCTCGTCGGCTCGCTGCTGGACGTAGTGGTGCAGGCGTTCGCCGAAACCGATGTAGTCGCGCCTTATCAACAGGTCGCTGAGCAACTTGGAAGTGCCACGACTCGACGGATACATCGAATTCGCTGCATCCAAAATGCTCGCGGCCTGTTCGCCAACCCAATTCGGATCGGCCATGTACGCTGCGGCACGTGAGTCGATGCGGGTTAGGGTGCGGGTGTTCATGGCGTGGCCTTTTGCACATTCACTGCGTCGATCAGGTTGGTCAGCAACTCGTGCGCCTTAACGGCCTGCTCGCGCAATTCGTAGTGCAAGCAGAAAACCTCGTTGGTTAGGACGCTTCCGCCATATCCGTCAGCCAAGGCGCGGGCTATGACTTCAAGTTCACTGATTCGGAATTCGGCTGCTTGAGCGCGTCGTCGCATGTCATCCCAATCCTTCACGCGTGCGTTTGCTTGTTCCATCCAGCTATCGCGGTCAGCGCGCAGTTCAGCGACTTCGGAACTTTCCGCAGCACGAGCCGCCTCTACAGGATCAACCGCGTGGCGTAGGTTTTTGGTGTGTGGCCAGTACAGTTTGTTGCCGACCTTAACGACATACGATTCACCGGGGCGACCCCATCCGCAGCCGCCTTTATATAGCTGCACAAAGTCCATCCTGTTTGGGCGCTCGCCAGGAGGAATGATTGCCACGACGATGCCGCGCTTGGTGACCGTACTGCCTTGGGCCTGACTTTTCCATGTGACGGCATCGCCAACCGAAAATTGATTTGTATGCGCGTTCATGACCGCTTCCCCTTGTTGGCCTCGTACTCGGCCTGCTTGTAGGTCAGGTCGGGCAGGGCGTCCCACATTGCGCGGCACGACTCATGCGGTGCGAGCAGCTTGAGAATGCTGGCATGGATTTCGTCGGCGCGGGCCTGAATCAGATCGTCTGTCCGATCCTCGGGGCGCTGCTGCGCGATCAGGGCGTTGACGGCACGGATGTTGACGGCGGCGTTCATGGCGCACCCCGCGTCATCAGAGACGCAACGCCATGCAGCCATGCGGAGACTTCGTGCGCGGCTACGTCAGCGACCAGCGCGATTGCGAACGCCACTGCGCCGTAGACAATCAGGCGGGGTAGGTCGAGGCGGGTCATGCCGATACCTTCACGTCAAAATAGATGACGTGGAACTTGTGTTCCGGGTTCAGCCGAACGAGGCGCGCCGCTTCTGCAAGCGCGCTATCGCGGTGACGGTAGAAAGCTTGCGGGCGATGGCCGCGCTTATTCCAGACGGCCCACTTTCCTTTGCGCGTGACGTTCAACCCAGCGACCGCACCATCTGTCGCGAGAACGCCGCCAAGACTTGCCGAAATCTGATTCATCTTCCCCTCCATCGGTGGTCGATGTGGGGATTAAACTCCTAGTTTAGGAAGTTGTCAACTAAAAGATGAGAAATATTTTCAACAATGTGCTACAATGTATTCGCCGACTGAAAAACGGCTTGTGAGGGCAGGGAAGAAGCGGTGAACAAAGGTCAGCATTGCGCCGTCCGGACGTGCTTTCGCATGCGTCTCATGTACGTTCCTATCGGGTGAAGCCGTCGGCACCGCCGTAGCCAGAAATGGCGCATTCCGGCCGTTGAAAACGCAACCCCGTCAGCACTGCTAATGCTATCGGGGATTTCTTTTCAATCCATTTTAAGCTCAGTGCCTTTCTTGCCTTGGCAATATTTATTCCAAGTTGCTTGGAATGCCAGCATCTCATCGACTAGCGTATTGCCGTCTGGGCGCATGACGGCGTATCCCCTGGAATAGCCGCCGAATCCGTTTTTCGCTCGATATGTAAGGCAACCAGATTTGTCATCCATAAGGAGCGCGCTTTCGAGGATGAAGGCGTCGGGATCGCGTGACGACCGCTTAATTGATACCGCTGATGCGGCGATCATCATTTTGGTCGCCTGTAACGGATCATCCTTTTCTTTGGGTTCCGCCTTTGCTGGCTGAGCTGCAGGTTTTGAGCCTGGCGTATGGCCCATACCAAAAACCAAGAATATGCCCCCCAAAACGATGCATGCGGCCACCAATCTTGCCATTGCCGACGGCGCTTTCTTCGTTGGCGCAGTCGCTCCACAACTAGGGCAGGTCTTCGCCTCGGTGCTAACCTTCGTTCCACACTCTCGACAATCTGCAATCGCCATGATGCTTCCCACGTCTGAACTTTTGAGATTCCCGGATGTTCAACTGCTACTCCACCTACGGGGGTAGAGTAGTCATGCAAAAGCTAATCGATGAGCTGATGGGAAAGATGGTCGAGGATGTTCAAGAGCTTCGCCGGAGAGCTAGGAATGGCGAGTCTTTGCTTTCTTCGACGCCTTATCAAACGCATCTAGAGTTAATTTCAGGTAGCCATTCTCTACAAATTTCTTCGGAACCTTGTCCCGAATTGTCCGAGCCACGTGGTCAGCTTCGTCTGGTCGCGAGGCGATCATGACTGCGACCAAGGCATTTAGAAGATAGCGCATTGAGTCAACGTCATTTTCGAGCTGGTGGATAGCCTTATCCGCCGCTCTTTTGTCCGCGCCGCCCTCTTCATGGGCGTATGAGTTCGGACCTTCCGGAAACGGATCACCATCGCCAGTAAGTAACCAGTTGAGGTTGACCCCGGTTACTGCCCGCAGTTTCGGGCCAAACGTCCCAATCGAATTCGTGTTGACCCACTTGTTGACGTTCTGTGGACTGGTTCCTATCGCGCGCGAGAACGCCGCAGGCGTCGGATAGCGACATTCTCGAATGATGTATTCGACTCTGCCGCCAACGGTTGAGAGATCGTAATTGTCTGCCATCCGCTGATAGTGAACTAAATCAATCGCTTAGTCGTTGGCAACAAGTGGTTGACAACTGCATCAACTGTTAGTGTATAATTGAGCCTCCCGAAGCTGGCCTGGGTTGTTCGATTATCCATGCGCACGCCACCCGCAATCCCGAATCCGCTGCAGGCATGTCGCAACGATATCCGCCTCGCGCTCGGTTTGGGTGAGGGCAATCACAACGTAATCCGTCCCGCGCTGCTGCCCGAAGTTGACCCGGTTGATCGCGAGCATGTCGCGTACGGGTTCGACGTGGGTTGCTTGCTGGGAGTGGCTCCAAAGCACGACGAAGTTTTGCTGACTGTTCATGCTCGAAATTTTGCCCAGAAGTCGTTCGTCAACGCACATCAATTGTCATGACTCACTTTGATCAACAGGCGTTAGCCCTTCCCGTAATCGGCGATGCGGTGGACGTTGACCTAGACGATATCGCTCGCCAGACAAGCGGTTCTGCAGTGATTTCACTCTGCGCAACCAAATCCGGACTACTGGACAAGATCATCGCGCCAGATATCGGTCTGCAGGAAGCCGTGTGGTCGCGCGTCAAGTCTGGACAGAACAGCCTGAGTTTGGATGCACTCAATTTGTTGATGGACCGATGTGGCAACGAAGCGCCCCTCAAATGGCTTTTGCTGCGTCGTGGCTACGACCCGCGCAGCCTTCGCAGGCTCGAATCTGAAACCGAACGCGAGCTACGTGAAACGAAAGAAGAACTCGCGCGGCTGAAAACTGAGCGCGAGGTTGAGATGCGCCTGATTCGGGAGATGAGGGCGGCATGAATTACTACAACGAATTCGACCCCGCAGCCGCAACGTGGCTGCGCAACCTAATCGCCGATGGGTTGATTCCCGCCGGCCACATAGACACACGGAGCATTCTCGATGTTCGACCCGCTGACCTTGCCGGATACACGCAATGCCACTTCTTCGCCGGAATTGGAGGATGGTCGCTTGCAGCCCGTCTCGCCGGATGGCCCGATAGCCGCGAACTCTGGACTGGTTCCGCGCCGTGTCAGCCGTTCTCGGTCGCGGGTAAAGGAAAAGCGCAGGCTGACGATCGGCATCTATGGCCCCACTTTTTTCGACTCATCCGCGAGTGTCGCCCCTGCGTTGTCATGGGCGAACAGGTTGCAGCGGCGATTAACAAGGGTTGGCTCGATGGAGTGTTCTCTGACTTGGAAGGCGAGGGATACGCCTGCGAAGCGGCGATTGTTCCAGCTTGTGCCGTCAACGCGCCCCACCGACGCGACCGAGTTTGGTTTGTGGCCGACGCCAGCAGTGAGCGATGCGCTGGGCGGGAAAATTCCACCGAAGGGAACCACGCTAACCGGGATTCGCCCGGACGGGAAGAAAACTCAAATCGGCTTGAATTATGCGGCGAAGGCGCTCTGGCCGACTCCGACATCGCGGGACTGGAAGGATGGTCCGCCGTGCAAGAACGTGGAGCGGAACGGGCTGCTGGGCAGGACGGTGTGGCCGGCGCTATGGCCGACCCCAACAGCGCAGGATCATTCGCGCGGAACGGGAACGATCCGACCGCACGACACTGGAATTCCGTTGCCGCAGCGTGTGGCGCAGGCGCTTGGGACCGTGCCGGATGGATCGTCGGACACGACGGTAAAGCCCGGCGCGTTGAACCCTCAATTCGTTTGTTGGCTCATGGGGTTTCCGGCCGAATGGCTATTCAGCGCACCGTCGAACAAGGCGGTACCGAGGTCGAAGAAACGCATTGGTATAGCCGCATAGCTGCACTGCGCGGATTTGGCAACGCCATCGTGCCGCAAGTCGCCGCCGAAGTGATCGGCGCTTACATGGACGTTGCGTGCACATGAACTACTACCGCTTCCATGAACGCAGCCAGGCCGCATGGGAAGCGCAACGCGCTCGTCTCGAAGCTGCGGCAAGGCTCACGGAGCGGGAATTCACGGAGCGCGAACTGGCGGACGCTGCGGCGCTTCTGGCGCAGCCGGTTGAGGGTAGGCAGAAAGAGTTGTTTGGGGGAAAGAATGGCGGGTGACTGGATCAAGATGCGAGTTGACCTTCAAACGCATCCGAAAATTGTCCGCATTTTGTCCGCAACCAAAGCGGACAAATTTCGGGTCATCGGCGGACTGCATGCGGTATGGAGTGTGTTCGATACGCATTCTGTTGATGGAACCCTGAACGGCTATACGCCAGATACGCTCGACCACATCATCGGATGGCCCGGGTTTTCTGAGGCGATGATTCGCGCAGAATGGCTATCTTTCGATGGCGCTGAAACCCTTGTTCTGCCTGAGTTTGACGAGCATAACGGCAAGTCAGGAAAGCGCCGCGCTGAGGATCAAAAGCGCAAAAGGGATGGTCGGAAATGTCCGCAAAATGTCCAGAATGAAAGCGGACAAAATGCGGACGAAAATAGGACTAGAGAAGAGAAGAGAAGAGAAGAGATAAAAGATACCCCTATATCCCCTAGCGGGGATTCGTCGGCATCGTCGATCTTGGAGCAGTACCACGCCAAGCTACCGAACTGCCAACGCATCGCAGTCCTGAACGATAAGCGCAAGAAGCGACTCGTCGCCGCCGAAAAGCTGGCGAAGAAGATTTGCGCGGATCAGGGCTGGAAATACGACTCGCCGGTTTTCTGGGGTGCCTTCTTCGGCGAATGCGCTGGCGATGCATGGATGCGTGGCGACGTGCCAAATCCGAATAATCCGGCATGGAAGCAGAACATCGATGTACTGCTCGCTGAGGATCGGATCGCGTCGGTCATGGACAAGGCCATCGCGACGATGCGGGGTGCGCAATGAGCCGCTACGACGAACAGGTGCTACGCGTGCCGCCGCATTCAATCGACGCGGAGCAAAGCGTGCTCGGCGGCCTGATGCTCGACCCCGCATCGCTGGCGAAAATTTCGGATTGGCTCGCTGAGGATGATTTCTACCGCAAGGATCATCGGATGGTCTATCGTGCAATCGGCGAGCTGGTCAAGGCTTCGCGTCCGTGCGATCCAGTGACTCTGGCCGACTGGTTTGAGCTAAACGGATTGTCTGATCTGGCCGGCGGTTCGAACTATGTGATCGAACTTGCCAACACGACCCCGAGCGCAGCGAACATCGTTGCATATGCGGAGATTGTTCGAGAAAAGTCAGTTCTGCGGAAGTTGATCGATGCAGGAACGACGATCGTTTCCGATTCCTTCTCGCCAAACGGTAAAGCGTCAGCCGATATCGTTGCTAACGCCTCGCATGCGCTGAGCGGACTTGCGGCGACGCCGAAGGGCGGACTGATGCCGGCGAAGGGAGCGTTCAAGGCGCTTGTCGCGCAGCAGATTGAACGCTACGAGGCAGGCCCGAAGCTTCTCGGCTTGCCTACGCCCTGGCATGAATTGAACAAAATCACTCATGGCTTGCGGCCTGGCGTGCTCTACATCCTCGGCGCTCGCCCAAGCATGGGGAAGTCAGTCTTCATCGAAAACCTTGCATTTTTCTCTGCTCTACGTGGAACAAACACCGCGATTTTCTCGGCGGAAATGACGGCGCAGGAATATGCGGCGCGCGCAACTGCATCGCATGGGGATATTCCGTTCACGTGGGTCGAGCAACCAAGCAATGGCAAGGAATGGCCTGACGCGGAAATCTACTGGTCACGCAATGGCGAAATTGTCGATCGCTTGATGCGGGCGCCAGTGCTGATCGATGACACGCCGGCCATCAATATCAATCAATTGCAGGCTCGCGCATGGCGCGCGCACATGCAGAATCCGCTAGAGCTGATCGTAGTCGATCACTTGCATGACATGGATCACGGCAGGAAGCCGGAAGCCATTCGCCATGAAATTGGCATCGCCGTTCAGGGCCTAAAGACGCTCGCCAAGAAGTGCCACTGCCCCGTTGTCGCCGCCGCGCAGTTAAACCGTGGTGTTGCGAATAGAACCGACAAGCGACCCACGCTAGCCGATCTTCGCGAGGCGGGCGAGATTGAGCAAAAGGGCGACGTAATCATGTTCCTGCATCGCGAGGACTACTACGACCCGAACAAGGAACCAGGATGCGTCCAACTGATCCCTGCCAAGGGTCGCAACATCAAAGTCGGCGAGACGATCTACCTAAAAAACAGCTTCGACCGCATGCGCTTGGATGACGGCGAAAGGCCGGCCAGTTCCGCGCGAGAGTCCGCGCGATCCAGTCGCTTTGATGCGCAATCCGACCCCTGGGCCGCATGAAACCCCATGAAGAATTTAACCTACACCAAACCAGCTATGCCGAATGGTGCAAATACATCGCGCCACGATGGAGGGACATTTTGATGAACGCGACGAAAGAGGAAAAGCAGCGGTTGTGGAACATCGCTCCGGCGCAGTTGCGCGAGGCGATTAAGGCGATTGCGAAGGAGGCGGCGTGAATCGCGGATTCTTCGAGATCGGAATCTATCGCAGCAAAACGCCAGCGAATGTAGGCACGCTATGGCGCTCTGCGTTTCAGATGGGCGCCGCAGGCATCTTCACGGTTGGGCGCCGCTATCCGCAGCAAGCTAGCGATACGGTCAAGGCGTACAAGTATGTCCCGTATCGCGAGTATGCGGACTTCGATGCGCTTGTCGAAGGACTGCCGTATTCGTGCCCGCTGATCGCTGTCGAAATGGGCGGCAAGCCGATGCAGAACTTTGTCCATCCGGAGCGAGCGGTCTACCTACTCGGCGCAGAAGATCACGGAATCCCGCCAGCGCTACTAGCGCGCTGCCATCACGTCATTTCGCTGCCATCGATTCGCACGCAGTCCTACAACGTTGCGGTCGCCGGTTCGATGGTGATGTTCGATCGACAGAGCAAGGCCGGATGGAGGGATGCGGCATGAAAACCTTCGCCGACGTGCTGCGAAATTTCCAGAAACGGAAACGCCGCGTTCCGGCATGTCGCTATGCGCGCATCGTTGCCGAGATATCCAAGGGCAACGTTCAGGCCGAGCAGATCGCACGGGCGACTGGCGATGGAATCAAGAATGTTCAGAACCGCCTCGGCGAACTGCGCGAGGCAGGAATAATCGAGGCCACAAGCAAAATGCCTAGCGGAGACGGTCAGTTTCCGAACCCGCACGGACGCTCGCGGATTGAATGGAGGATTGCGGCGTGAGCTATGATGATTTCATAGCGCGCAAGTTGTCGATCGTGCCGCCGACCGGATTGCGTGAGGTTGGCGAAATCGCCGGCCCACTTTTCCCACATCAAGACGTTCTGACGCGCTGGTCATTGAGCCGTGGCCGCGCTGCAATCTTCGCTGATACCGGACTCGGCAAGACACGCATGCAGCTTGCTTGGGCTGATGCCGTGCATCGTCTGACTGGCCATGATGTCCTGATCCTCGCTCCGCTTGCGGTCGCTGCTCAGACGGTGCGCGAGGGCGCAGAAATGGGCCTATCCGTCACACACTGCCGAGAGTCGGAAGATGTGCGCGCAGGCGTCAACATCACGAACTATGACCGTATGCATAAGTTAGATTGCGGCCGGTTCGGCGCTGTCGTGCTGGACGAATCGAGCATCATCAAACATCACACGTCAAAGACCCTCAAGGCGCTATTGGCTGCGTTCCGAGATACGCCATTCAAACTATGCGCGACCGCTACGCCAGCCCCTAACGATTGGGCCGAGCTTGGCACTCACGCGGAGTTTCTAGGCATCTGCACGCAAGCTGAGATGCTTGCGGAGTATTTCATTCATGACGCGGCAAAGACGCAGGACTGGCGACTGAAGGGGCATGCTCGCGACCTGTTCTGGAAATGGATGGCGACCTGGGCAGCAATGGTTCGCAAGCCTTCAGATCTAGGTTTCGATGATGGCCCGTACGTTCTGCCGCCGCTGGATATTTCAGAACATCACGTCGAGACAACCGCAAAAGCATCCGATGGAATGTTATTCGCGCTTGAAGCGTCAAGTCTGAGCGAACGGCGTGATGCGCGTCGCGCCAGCCTGGCTGCGCGAGTTGAGGCGTGTGCGGCGATGGCGAATTCGGATAAGCAGCAATGGATTGTTTGGTGCGATCTGAACGACGAGGGCGACGCGCTGACCGCCGCAATTGATGGCGCGGTACAGGTTGCCGGCTCGGATGATCCAGAAGTCAAAGAGCAACGCATGATGGATTTTGCGGCAGGCAAGATTCGCGTGCTCGTTACAAAAAGCAAGATCGCCGGATGGGGCATGAACTGGCAGAACTGCGCACGCATTGCATTCGTTGGCGTCACGGATTCGTGGGAATCGTACTACCAAGCCATCCGCAGATGTTGGCGATTTGGGCAGAAGCGTGAAGTGCAAGCGCACATCTTCGCGAGCGAACTTGAAGGTGCGATTGTCGCCAATCTAAAGCGCAAGGAAGCCGATGCCGCAACGATGGCCGATGCACTGGCCGCTGAAACCGGCGCGGCAATAAAGCAATCCGTGCTCGGCTTAGTGCGCGAAACAAACGCATACAAGCCGGCGCGTCGAATCGTGGCACCCAACTGGCTTAGGAGTGAGGCTGCATGAACTGTCTTGATTCAACGGTGGGCGAAAATTTCGCCCTATATCACGGCGATTGCGTCGAGGTCTTGCGTGGCTTGCCGGCTTCAAGCGTTGACTATTCGATCTTCTCACCGCCGTTTGCAAGTCTATATACCTATTCTAATAGTCCGCGCGACATGGGCAATGTGCGCAATGACGCGGAGTTTTTTGAACACTTCGCACATTTGATCGTCGAGCTTCGTCGCATAATGAAGCCGGGACGCAATGTCTCGTTTCACTGCATGTTGATGCCGACCAGCAAGGAGCGTGACGGCTATATCGGTCTGAAAGACTTTCGCGGTGATCTGATCCGCGCATTCCAAGCGCAGGGATTCATCTACGCGAGCGAGGTCTGTATCTGGAAAGACCCGGTAACGGCTATGCAGCGCACTAAGGCGCTCGGATTGCTGCACAAGACCGTGCGCGGAAATGCGGCCATGTCACGGCAGGGCATCCCTGACTATTTGGTAACGATGCGCGCACCAGGAGATCAAGTTGACCGCGTGACGCACGGCGAGGATTACCCGGTAGACAAATGGCAGAAGGTGGCCTCCCCAGTCTGGACGGATATTGACCCCTCGGACACGTTGCAATATCGCAGCGCACGCGAGCACGACGACGAGCGCCATATCTGCCCGCTACAGCTTGAGGTAGTACGGCGCGGAATCGACCTGTGGACGAATCCGGGTGATGTGGTGCTGTCTCCCTTCGCTGGCATCGGCTCGGAGCTTTACGTCGCGCTGCAAATGGGCCGCAAGGCTGTAGGCGCAGAACTGAAAGCGAGCTACTACCGACAAGCCGCGCTGAACCTGGCTGCGGCAAATAACCAATCCGACATGTTCGGAGCCGCCGCATGACCGACTTTGACACTATCGAGCGCGCAGCCAAGAAGCTATGCGAGCAACGCCACGGCGCAGGATCGTGGAATACGAAGCATCGCAAGCGCGCGGCATATCGGCGCATGGCGGATCGCATGCTATCGCTGGCGACGGCAGATGCGTTCATGGCGATCTTTGGACTAAAGCGGGTGAAGAAATGAGAACCAAAAACGCCGCCGCAATAACTCAGATCGAAAGCGATTATATGGGTCTGGTGAAGGCGCTCCCGTGCTCCGTATGTGACGCCAAAGCACCGAGCGAAGCGCATCACCAGCGCCAAGGCCACCACTTCACCGCGATTGCGCTCTGCCATGAATGCCACAAGGGCGCGGGCGGCTGGCACGGTGACAAAACGCGCTGGCGCATATACGGCATTGATGCAGAAACCGCCGCCAACAAGACCATAGGGCGCCTCGCTGGTCAGAACATGGACAACGCACGGCGGCGGCATTCGCAGCGCAGCACGCGCACGCCAAGCAAAGTATTGGCGAGGTCGGCATGAATGCTCAAGCAAACGCGCAGATAGAGCCGTGGCGAGAGCTGCGCAGCAAGGATCAGAACGACCTACTGCAACCGATATGCCGAGATCTGTCCCGCTGTCTCACATGGTACGGGTTCAAGCTATCGCAGGATGACTGGCGCCACTTCCTCAGCGGCACCGTGAAGGGCTTTCGCATGCTTCCCGGAATCAACCGAGGGAAGGGTGCGCCCGGCTTCGTGATGCTTGGCGGCAGCTCGCGTGACTTGCTGAAAGCCGAATGCACAGAGGCAATCGAGCTTGCTTTCGCGCTAGGCGATGCGCCGTGGGAATACGAGCCAACGCAAACCAAACCCGTCCATTGGTGCGATGTCGTGATGATCGCCCGTGGATTCAATCCATCTGATTTCGAGGTGAGCAATGGGAACTGAGCAACGCAAGCGGAAATACACGTATCGCGCCGAGGTGCTGGCAAAGATCGACGAGCGCAGAAAGATGCGCGGAATGGCGGCATCGCAACGACAACGGCGATCAAGAACAGAGCGCATGCCCGAGGAAACAGCTCAGGAGTACATCGAGCACTACGAGCGCCACGGCATCGAGCACTTCAAGCCGGAGCATTGTCCGGCGAAATTCCGCGCTGCGGTTGTGGCGCATTTTGGGAGGGCGGCATGAGTACGAAAGAACTGTTGTCGTGCCCGTTTTGTGGCGGCCCAGCAACATTGGCTTTGACATCCGATAGCTCGCTCTGTGAATGTTATCGATGCGAAGTTGGCTATACGGTTTTCGGAACAGACTTTACTGACCAACGGAGGGCGATGGATTTGTGGAATCATCGCGCTCGGACAGCACAGCCGTGGCATCCAATTGAGACAGCGCTGAATGGCGAGGCCTTAGTTTGGGTTCCGAATTGGGGACATTTAGTAGCCGAGTTCGCTGACGGGATTTGGCGCGATGATGAAGGCAACACCTTGAGCGATGAAGTCAATCGAGGAATGCCGACGCATTGGATGCCCCTCCCAATCGCACCAGCATCAAGCGGAGAAGCCAAATGACAAAGACCCCAGCCACCCAACTAACCCTTCGCGAGATGCGCAAGCGCGGCTATACGGCGTTCGTCGTGGAACGTTGGGATGGCTTCACGAGGCAGCGGCGCGATCTGTTCGGCTTCCTTGACGTACTTTGCCTAGGTGACGGCGAAATCATCGGTGTCTAGACCACAAGCCGATCGAACATGTCATCGCGCATCAAGAAGATTTCGGAGCACGAGAACGTGGCGGCGGTGAGGAAGGCGGGGATAAGAATCCTCGTTTAGGGGTGGGACAAAGGCCCGAATGGGCGATATCGCTTGAAGGAAGAGGATATTTCATGAGCTATTGCCGTTGGTCGAGTGACGATTTTCAGTGCGACGTTTACGTCTATGAGGATTGCCGGGGCGGCTTTACGACTCACGTTGCCGGCGTCCGCTACGTTTTCGCCGAACCATTGCCAGCGCCAGTTGGCTACCGCACGGATTGTGACGGCTGGTGGGCGCGCGATAGGCGCGTTTCCGAAATGGTAAAGGATGCCGAGCGGCAGCATATCGGCCTCCCGCACGACGGCGAAACGTTCAACGATGCCACGGCTGCACTTTGCGCCGACCGTCTCGAATCGCTGCGCAGCGCAGGCTACAACGTGCCGCAATACGCCATTGACGCGCTGCGCAAGGAAGCCGAAGCATGATCTTCCTGCAAGACGGCCTGATCGAGTTTTTCATATCGCAGGGGGCGAGCAAGGCGCTTGCCGAGGACTTGGCGACGGAATTGGCCGACAAGCTTGCGCGGGCGATTGAGCGAGAGCGGCGTGAGCAGGATATCGCCGATTTGTTCGCCCGCACGAAACTTAGTTGTGCCGGCATCGCGCAACGAGTCCGCTGCCACAAATCCACCGTTAGCCGAGTAATCCGCAAAAGTGTTGCATAGAGTGAAATCTTGCAACGCCGTTCGCGATAACCTGAAATTATGGACAAACGTAAAAGTGGAAAGTAGATCGGGATGCGCGGCGACGTCTTGCCAGACGGAATTTGCCACGATCCAGATTGGATGGGCGGGTACGATGAGGCGCAGGAACTGAATTTCGGTGAAGCGCCGCGCGGTATTCGTCTCGATCGGAGACAGCTTGAGGCGCTTGTGGAGTACGGCGACTAACAATTTTGCGGGTACAGCGTACGGAGCCTCGGTGTAATTGGGGCAGATTCTGGGCCAGACCCGGCCCGCATTGAAATTCGGCGGCAGTGGCAACAAAGGCGCGGTAGCAACTGCGCCGAGGTCGGGAGACTGGCGCGAAGCTAGACGCAACCTTAACCCGCACTGCAAAGCTTCGCGCGGAGCGTCCCGCCGATACATATACGAAAGTCGGGTATTCGCAACATATCGCTCAAACAGGTAAAGAAAACGGCGAAAGTTGAGCATATCCGACATGCGAAAGATGCAGCCTGATTGAGCTGCGCAACCGCTCGACCCGTAGCGGACTGACAATCGGGGACCTGCCGGGAGTTGACCCCGGCAACAATTCAGGGTTGTCGTCGTTGGCAACTGAATAGCAGGGATGAAGGTGTGGCTAGGCATTTCGGACGGCGGTTCAAGTCCGCCCATCTCCACCAAATGCAACTTTGAAACGATGGCACCAACCATCTAGTCGCGAGTTGAGAAAGCCGCTGAGGCGCTGGTAACGCCCTGGTTGCGAGTAAGGCCAGAAATGGTCCGGCGATGAAGTTGCATTTGATGGGGATGTCAGGCTTCGACGGGGTGCGGTAGTTGCATTGGACCTGACGAGAGGCGACCGACGTAATCGGCGCAAAACGTAAATGCGAACGATGATTCGTACATGCCGATGGCTCAAGCAGCCTAAGCAAGCTCCCGCCGCCGGGGTTTAACCAAGGCGGCAACAACTTGAAGACCATCGGCAAGCCGTGTGCTCCGATGGCTGGGGAATGGATTCCCCAAGGTCACTAAAGGGGAAAGGAGCGTAGGTCTGGATACGTCCGCTACGAGATCCGCCCCGATTATTTGCGGAACGCGGTGGCTGAGCCGCGACTTATGCGTTGTTCCAGAGGCCCTTCGCTTCGGCGAAGCTTGGTTAAAGACCAGAAGCATAGTTCAAGTCTACGTAAGCCAGAGATCAGCACTGGCCCGTAAACAAATTCAACCTTTCGCGGAGACGGCGAAGATGGGCAAATACTTTCTGTTGGGCGTTGTTCTGCTTGCGTTGAACTTTGCTGGCGTCGTCAGCATTCCCTGGGTATGGGCGTTCGCGCCGTTCTGGATTCCTGCGGCGGCGATCGCTTTCGTATTTGGCGTATTCGTAGTCGCATGCACTGCATTCGCCACACTTGGGCCGATGCTGGCTGAAAAGATAGCAGAGGTGCGCGAAGCAGAATGAGCATTTTTGGTCAGGACGACTCTGAGCGCGGCCAGTTTCCCATGTGGGATGGCCTAATTGCGTACTTCCCCTCAGCTCTTGCCGGCGTCGCCCGCGTGTCGTTGCTTGGCAATGCCAAGCATAACGCAGGCGAACCGCTGCATCATGCTCGCGGCAAGTCCACGGACCATCGCAACAAGATCATTCGCCACTTGATCGACGGCGACTACGACGAGGCCGCATGGCGCTGTCTCGCGTTGTCGCAGGAAGAATACGAACGCCGAGGCGCGCCGATTGCGCCAGGTGCGCGGATCGAGTCGGAAACTGGACTGCCGGTCGGATCTGCCGACGAACTGGCAGATGCGCTGCGGCATCCGCTGAGCGTGGCGGGCGAGGAATAATGCTTCTGTTCTGCGCCTTCGTGTTGTGTCTATGCGATGAGCCAGGATGGGCAGCATTCTTCATTGCGATGAACTACCTCTTCTCGGATGACTGATGCGCCTAGGCAAACGAATTTTCGTTATCCCAGATACACAAGTGAGGCCGGGCGACCCAACTGACCATTTCGATTGGATTGGTGCCGCGATCAAGGACTACGAGCCGGATATCGTTGTCCATCTCGGCGATCACTGGGATATGGCAAGTCTCTCAACATGGGACGGCCAACTATCCAAGGAAGGGCGCCGCTATACGGATGACATTGAGGCGGGGAATGCCGCACTGGACCGCCTACAGAACGCGATGGGCGGCTTCCAGCCGAAGCGCAAGGTTATCCTGCGCGGTAACCATTGCCACCGCATCACGCGCGCCGTAGAGGCTGACGCGAGACTGAAGGGGGCGTTCTCATTCGATCATTTCAACGATCGTGCGCTCGGATGGGAACCAGTAGATTACAACGGCTCTACGCCTGGAATTATCGAAATCGAGGGCATCAAGTTTGCCCACTATTTCGCAAACAGCATGACTAGCCGACCAATCGGCGGCAATGCCAGCTACAAGCTAACGCAGATTGGTTCACCCTTCGTCATGGGTCACGTTCAGACCTACGACATTGGCACGAAGCAATACGCAACTGGGCGCGTGATTCGCGGCATTGTTGCCGGCGCGGCCTACTTGCACGATGAAGAATATCGCGGAAATGCGAATACGCACTGGCGCGGAATCGTTGTTCTGAACGAAGTAAAATACGGCGACTTTTGCGAAATGCCGCTGACGCTATCGTATCTCTGCCAGAAATATACCGGCACATCGCTTGCACGCTATTTGCAGCGCCGCTATCGCCGAGCAAAAGAACGATTCAGTCTAGCGAGGGCGGCATGAAGCGCAAACCGTCCTACGTGCGGAACTTTTCCGTCCAGCCTTACAACTGGACAGTGTTCGTCTTTGACGACAAGGAAAAACTGCTTCGATTCATTCTGCGCCGCATGATTGGCTCGGCCAAGGTTATGCGCGAAGACTTGGACGAGTCGCGTGGCATTACATACGTCAACGATCATCGGTCCGAGGTCTATATCGGTGTATTCGACGGCGAAAGCCCGACACTGGTTCACGAAATAGTACACGCGGCGTTTTCGATTCTCGGATATTCGGCTGTAAAAGTGCAACCGCAAGAATGCGAGGCACTTGCATATCTAGTCGAGCATATCTCGCGCGAATGTTCTAAATAACTCCCCGCGAAGGGGCAACGACAAGGCAGTTGCGGCGCTTCGCCCCAAGCTAGCCGCAAAGCAGGAGTGACAGGGGAATGCAGTAGATTTCTGACCATCCGATGGCCGCCGATGCGGTGAAGATCGTCCCATTTGCGGGCGTCTCCGCTGCAAATTTCTTCGGCATGAGTGTGCCGGATGCGATCAACTACGTGACCCTGTTTTGCGGTATCTGCTACGCGCTGTCTTGGTGCTGGCGAGGCTATGTTTTCGCTCGCGACAAGAAGTACCTGCCTGAGCACGAAGATTAAGCGCGTGTCAATCAACACGCGAATCGCAACCCTATTTGCCGGCGCCGCGCTTGCCATTGCGGGCACGATGGCGACGCAACACGAGGGTACGCGCTACTAGGCGTATCAGGATGTAGGCGGCGTGTGGACTATCTGCGAGGGTGACACGCATGGCGTCAAAGAGGGCGACAAAGCAACACGCCAAGAGTGCGACGATCGGCTTCGCGCGAACCTTGTAGCCGCCAATAGTGCTTTCGAGCGTTGCGTGGTTGAACCCGTCAGCGTCTATGAGCGAGCTTCGTACGTGGACTTCATCTTCAACGCAGGCCAAGGGAATTTCTGCCGCTCGACGCTCGTCAAGAAACTGAACCTCGGCGACCATAAGGGCGCCTGTGACGAGCTGCTGAAATGGGTATACGTGGACGGTAAGGACTGCCGCATCGCAGCCAGCAATTGCTACGGCATTGTGAAGCGCCGGCAAGCTGAGCATGACCTTTGCCTACAAGGCTTGCGATGAAATGGTTCGCCCTACTGCTAGGCCTACTGCTCGCGGTGGCGATCTACACCATCGCTGAGCAAGACGAGTAATACGTTCAGATGCGCAACTACGCGATCAAGGTCACGGTGAAGAACAAGATCCAGGGTGAGGCACTGAACAGATGCCAGCGGTATACGTGGAAGAGTACCTGATGAGCGAGTTCGCATTTTGGCTGACTGATCCGATCTTTCGCATCAATGCGGGTTTGTCGGCATGCTTGGATTTGTATCTTGACGCCCTATTGGAAGAGATGGAGGGCATGTTGAATCCGAATCTTCCCGCGCCGGAGGATGGCTGGTGCTGACCGCATTTCTCGTTAAGGCCAAAGGCTGGGCAATCGGCATCGGTGCCATTCTGTTGGCTGTGTTCATGGCGATCATCCTCGCCTTCCGCAAGGGATCGAACGCCGCAACGGCCAGCATCGAGGCGACCCAAACGCGCGCAGTGAATGACGCGCTGGTGAAGCAGACGACGATCGTTGACCAAGTGCGCAGTCTGCCGGAAGGCGCTGCGGTCGAGAAACTGAAAGCCGATTGGAGTCGTGACAAGTGAATATCGGTGCTCGCGTAGCAACGATTGTTGCCTTAGCGGCAATGACTGGCTGCGGATTGTTGCCAGTTCGCACGGTTCACGACTATTGCCAACTCGACAAGCCCGTAAAGCTGCTGAACGCCGAATACGACCTACTCGGCAAGGAAAGCCAGGATTTGATCTTGGCGCATAACGAGGCCGGCAAAGCGGTATGCGGCAAGACGTATAAATGATGGAAATGAGTCCAGACATCGTATACGGCGGCAGTTTCGTTCTTCACTGCTCAGGAAATAAGCCGCATATCAGAAAATTCGGCCCCCTCTGGTTGTGCAGCAAAGGCTTGGATTTTTGCATGCACTTCACGCCGCTAGACGCATTCCGTTCGCTCAAGGCAATGAAGGATGACTATGACGGCATCTGACAAAGGCACTACCGATCTCTGCGAGAAAGATGGGACGTGGTGAGCGATGACTTCCAGGATTTCTAACGGTTACGGTGACGGCTAAGTGAATCCTCTGCGATGGCTTGTTAAAGCAATTCAGGCAAAGCCGCATATCCGAAAGAGCGGCAGGCAATGGATTTGCCAAGGATCTGGGTATCGGAGCTTCGGCGTCAATCCCGCACACGCATTCGGCTCTTGGAGTTTGTTTTTTCAAAGATGAGTCGCACGAAACGTAGTGAACCGTCTAGCGGTTGCTGGATGCGCGTACCGAAAGGCAAGAAATCCGAGCGCAAGCGTCTAGAGCGCATCGCGGAAGACTTCGGGGAAGAGGGCATCGTGCAGCATAAGCAGCGCAGGGCGGTCCCTCGCGACAGTTGGGACGATGTTCAGATCAGCTATACGCGAGGCCAGGAATGGGCGAGGCGATGAGCAAAACCTTCCGCCGCCTCAACGACGGCAAGAAAGACAAGCGCGAGGCTTCTGGTGGTTGGGGCAAGACCGAAAGCGCAATCAATCGCCAAGAACGACGGCGCGAACGTCATGACTGGCAGAGAGTGGTGAGGACGAAATGGCAGTCTTTTTGATCTTCTTCGGATTCCTGTTCATGGTCGGACTCGCCAAGTGCGAGTTCAACGATCGGGATATCACTAATGGTTGCGGCTTGGTATGCCTGGCCTGCGGTCTAATCGCACTAGGGATGTCGTGACCGATACGATTGTCATAGAGCAATTCATCGCCGCCAATAACGCCATTTGCAATGCCTTGGCGGGAGTGGCGATTGCATTCCGCGAGTTGGCCGAAAAGGCTATCGGCATCTTCATTCGGCTGCACGATAAGCGTTTCTACCCAAAGCGGAAAGGTGGGTTTCACGCCAAACGGTTGAATCGCATGAGCATAGTGCGTTCGCATAAGCGGAAGAAAGCACGATGATGGACCCGTCGCACGACGAAATTTGCGAAGACAAGATTACCTATCTCGGTGACGTGCAGCGTCTGTGCCTCAAACCGGGCGATATCGTTGTGCTGAGCATTGATGACGCCCCGTCGGATCATGTCTTCGCAAATCTGCGCAAAGTGCTCAAGGACATAATCCCTGAGCACAAGGTTTTGATTCTTACCGGTGGCGCGAAGATCGGCGTTATGGGTTCAGATGACTGATCCGCAAGAAACTGCAGAAACCGCCATCGAGCAGCTAGGCCATCGCGTAGTGTCCATCTACGACCCGCAAAGAGGCGTGCTGAAACTGTTCCTCGATCCGCCTGAGTGGATGAGTCCGGCAAGCTTGGAAAGGGCGGATGACGATTACAGGGCGAGGCGAACATGAGAACGATTCGGGAACTCGCCGATGAGTCGACCGGCGCATATATCGATGACAGTTTTTTCAAGCGTGAAGGCGAAATCATCCTTGATGGCCGATTCACGCTTCAGGACTTGATTGACATCGTTGAGGAATTGAAGACGCGATGAAGTGGTCAACAACTGGTGTCTGGGTGAATGAGCATCTGGCGCGCAGCTTTGCGCGAGGGCATGTTCTGGTACATGCAATTTTGCATCCCGAATTCAGCCGCGTGCTGACCGCTGGCGAAAGGCGCGAGCAATACGCCGACGAATACGCCAGAACGATCATGCGGTTGACGGCATGACACCGCTGCAAGTAATCGACGAACGCTAGGCCGACTTGTGCGGCCAGTACGCCAACGAAGGCGTAGCGGCTTTCCTGATCCGAACGACGGAAGACGGCAACTGCCGAATCATCGGGCCGCAGTTCGACCCATAGACCATTGCCAAGATGCTTCGCACCGCGGCGCAGGTCTATCTGGACCAAGTGCCGCCGATGAAGACGAATTGACCGCCTGTATGCCTAGCGGTCACAAAACATGAAGCGGCAATACGCCGTAGGTCCGAGCGGCACCAGGTTGGGTCAGGCCATAAGGGCCGCAATCAACCAGTCAGGCATCGGCTGACAGATTTGCGGGTAGACGTAGGCCGAGTGGACGGCCACTAGCCTTCCAAGCTAGCAGTCAGGGGTTCGATTCCTCCTATCCGCTCCAAACAGGAAGGTTCCGCTGGGTTGGCCGGCGAGCGGTCTTGAAAACCGTGGCTACCGAAAGGTAGGGAGTTCGACTCTTCAACCTTCCGCCAAAACTCGGGGTGCGCGTTGGGACGCAGAACTGCCCTGCAAGCAGATCGGTAAGGGTTCGATTCCCTTGTGCTCCACCAGAAATGCTCGGCGCGAAAAGCGCTCCCTGTGACCGGGGATGGATACGCCCGTGAGGAACACTGTGCGCACAGTGGCCACCATAGCGGCAACGTTGAAAAGCCATCAGCAGATGATTCGCCGGGCTAGCTCAATGGCAGAGCAATCCCTTTGTAAGGCATAGGTTGCGGGTTCAAGTACTGCGCCCGGCTCACCATTCAGGGGTTAGCTCAGTCTGGCCAGAGTTCTCGATTTGGAATCGAGTTGTCGAAGGTTCAAATCCTTCACCCCTGACCATTTGAAATGCGCCGTTGGCGAAATTGGTAGACGCACCGTCCTTAGAAGTCGGCGCCTAGTGCATGGGAGTTCAAGTCTCTCACGGCGTACCAAACATGGAAACGTGGCCGAGAGGCCGAAGGCAGCGGCTTGCTAAGCCGTACATCCGCAAGGATGCGTAGGTTCGACTCCTACCGTTTCCGCCAGACGATAAGAGAATGCATGATCCGAGAAATTCTGCAAAAGGCCCGCGCGGGAATGATTGAACAACGTATTCCACCACCATTTGAGGTTCGGCTAACCGCATCCACTCTGGATAAATTGGCCGTCGAAATGCTAAGCGCTGGAGAGTTGCGGAAGGGTGACATTCCAAAGCGTTTCATGGATATGGCGCTTATCGCAGATCTCGATGTGTCCGCAGGCGCAATGTATGTTCAGCAACCCAAAATCGAAAGCCTAATGATTGGCAGCGAATGGGAATGGCCGAGCCAGCGAGCTGGCAAGTAAAGAACAATCGGCGCGTAGCATAACGGTTTAATGCCGTGATCTCTAAAGTCACTCGATCTCCGTTCGAATCGGAGCGCGCCCGCCAAATCAGGAAAAGGCAATGTCGTGCCAATCATGCGCCAAGCGCAGGCAATGGATTCTGGACAAGGTCAAGTAGGTTTGGAGGCTGATAAGTGACGACGCCAGAGAATCAGGAAGCGATCGAAAGGATCTGCTCTCGCCTATCCGAGACGACGGAAGCATTGCTCAAGACGGTCGAAGCGGTGAATCGATCGGCGGAAAGCATGTTGCGACTGACTGAGGCAATTTTGAATGCGCCAGATGAGCCAGACGAACACGCATCAGGATACCTGAGCGGATGAGCAAAGAAGATTGCGATAAGAAGATAGTGCTGGCAGCAAGAGCGCTATCTCAGGCTCTTACTGAGGCCGGAGGTTGCGGATATACCGTATATGCCCACGCGACAGATGTGACCAGCCTTGACTCGCGTAGTGCCGAATATGTATGGCACGTCACCGTTAGAGAGACGGCAGAGCGTTTGATTGCATGAGCAAATGGGGGCAAGGCCGAGGCGGTAGTAGATGGCGCAAGCTAAGGGAACGAATCCTCCAGCGCGACAATTACCTATGCCAGCCATGCAAGCGCCAAGAGAGGGTGACTGAGGCAAAGTAGGTCGATCACATCACGCCTAGGGCGCGCGGCGGAACGGATACCGAATACAACCTGCAATCGATCTGTGACGAGTGCCACGAGCGCAAGACGCAGATAGAGGCAGGAGCCAAGCCGGCGAGACTTGAACGACGCGATGCAGGGATGAGTCCGCATTGGGACAGGTGATGGAAACTTTATCTTGGCTATGCGATAATCGCGCGCGAGATAAAGCGGCCCGATACCGTGCGTCAACACTATATCGGGCCTAACCAATAACCTGATTGAGGCAGGCCAATGGCTGAGGGCGAGTGTATAGATTGCGGTGCGCAAACGAAAGTATTTGTATCAAGCGGCAAGCGCGCTAAACGATGCGCTGATTGTCGAGCAAAGAAGTTACAGCCCCGCCCAAGGCCAGTCAGACAACGGATACTGGGATTGTGCGAGTGGTGTAAGTTACCATTCAGCAGCTTCTATCCCGAGCAGCGGTATTGCAGCAAATCATGCGCGGCGTTATGCAAGGTAGCTAATGGCGTAGCTGTTGGCATACATCTCCCTCTACCAAAAGAGGAAAAGGCCGCACGCCTAGCCGATGCTCGCAGGCTGCGAATGATTCGCAAGGAAGTGCTGGCATTAAGAAGAATCGCTGGATATGTGGAAAGACCGGCAAAGCGCAGGCGAAAATGCCAGTCATGTGAGGAAATGATCATCGTATCCCGAACGCTTGGCGGATGCCGGCGAGTTTGCTTAGACTGCACGAAGAAGAATAAAAGAAAGAGTCGATTACTCTACTTCAAATCAGATGCAGGTCGCCGCAATAGACGCACAGCCAAGGCAAGGCGCAGGGCAATAGAGCGCGGAGTTGCTGCCGATAAGATTGATCCGATTGCAGTCTTCGATCGGGATAAGTGGAAGTGCAAGCTATGCGGCACCCATACTCCACGCAGGCTGCGCGGCACGTATGAACCTAATGCACCCGAGCTGGACCATGTTGTGCCGATATCTTTGGGCGGCGCCCACATATGGAGCAACGTGCAGTGCTCATGCCGCAAGTGCAATGGCGATAAAGGCGCGACGATTAAGGGCCAATTGGCGCTGGCGCTGTGCGCATGACCCCAGGCGGGGACCTTCAAAGCTTTTTCTGATCCAAGTTGACACCGTGTCCGTCACTTCTTTTCAGCTATTTCGTAACAATTTCTGTGGTAAATAAGCAACGCAATGTCTCGTAAAAGCACAGAATCTCTAAGCGTTGCCACGGTTTCGGCACTGCCTTCAAGGCTTGAGCCGCCCGAATCTCTGACAACTAAATAGATCGAGCTATGGCGCGCGACGGTCGCGACTAAGCCGGTGGATTGGTTTGCCGCAGATAGCGCGCCATTACTGATGGAATACGTGCGGGCTGTTGCTATGTGCGATGCACTTGCAGTCAAGATTGATTTGGCATGCACTGGTAAAGCGGTAGAGGAAGGCATGATGCTAAAAAACCTTCTCGATATGCGCGATAAGGAATCAAAGCGCGTCGCGAGCCTGGCCACGAAGCTGCGGCTGACGAATCAGAGCCGGTACACGCCGCAGGCAGCGGCCACGGCAAACAAGCGCTCGGCGCAGGGTGGTAAGTTGTGGCAGTTCGGAAACGGTAGCTAACACGCGCGCAGCGAAACATTGCGTGGATCGAAACGTTTTGCCGTATTCCCGAGGGAAAGGATGTTGGCAAGCCGGTCAAGCTGAGGGATTGGCAGTAGCGCGAATTGATTCGGCTCTACGATTCTCCGACGCGGACATTCATTCTTTCGTTTGGCCGCAAGAATGGTAAGACCGCCCTGATTGCCTTCATCGTGCTCTTGCATACTTGCGGACCGGAAGCAGTAGGGAATTCGGAAGTGGTATCTGGCGCCCGCTCGCGCGACCAGGCGTCGATGGTCTTCCGATATGCGAGCAAATGCGCCCGCCTATCGCCCGATATTTCGCAAGCGGTTGTGATTAAAGATACAGCCAAGGAAATCGTCTGTCCTGAACTTGGAACGACGTATAAGGCGCTGAGTGCTGATGCGGCAACGAATGTGGGCCGCTCGCCAGCTCTGGCGATCCACGACGAATTAGGCTAGGTCCGCGGCCCTCGCGATGATTTCTTCGAGGCGATTGATACTGCGCAGGGCGCGCATGAACATCCGCTATCAATCATCATCTCGACTCAAGCCGCAAAGGATGGCGATCTGCTCTCAGTAATGATCGATGATGCACTGAAAGGCGCGGACCCGATGATTAAGGTGGCGCTCTATACTGCTCCACAAGACCTTGATCCGTTCAGCGATAAGGCGATCAGGGCGGCAAACCCGGCGTTCGGCGATTTTCTGAACGCAGACGAATGCAGGCGGCTGGCGGAAAGCGCGAGGCGCATGCCTTCGAGAGAGTCGGCGTATCGAAATCTCATCCTAAACCAAAGGGTGAATATGAGCGATCCGTTTGTGACGCGCTCGGTTTGGGAAGCGAATAGCGCTGAGCCGGATTTCAGCGTTGTACAGGAATGCTATATCGGCGTTGACCTATCTGCGCGCAATGACTTGACGGCAGTGGTCGTGGTGGGGCGCGATGGTGCTGGATTATTCCATGTGTTGCCCTATTTCTTCGCCCCCAAGGTCGGCGTCGAGGAACGCAGCCAGCGTGATCGAGAGCCTTATGATGTTTGGGCGCGAGAGGGAAAGATCACGCTGACTCCTGGTGCATCGGTTGACTATGCCTATGTTGCCTAGCAGCTAATTGAATTATGCGATTCATTCGATGTGCGTGCGATACCGTTTGACCGCTGGCGCATGGATGTACTGAAAAACGAGCTGTCACGGCTCAGCGCCGAATTGCCGCTTGTGCCGTTCGGTCAGGGATTTAAGGATATGACGCCCGCGCTGGATCAGCTTGAATCGCTGCTGCTGGACGGCAAGATCAGGCATGGCGGCAATCCGGTGCTCGATATGTGCGCGGAGAATGCCGTAGCAACTCGCGATCCTGCCGGCAATCGCAAGCTGGACAAATCTAAAGCAACAGGCCGAATTGACGGACTTGTTGCGCTCGCAATGGCTATCGGCGCGGCGAACACACAAGCGCCGGCCAAGCCTCCCGAATACCAAATGATGATTCTGTGAAGGAATAAACGATGTCAGACAACAAACGCGCCTATTCGGTTTTTTAGGTCAAATCGATCGATGCCGCGAAGCGCACGTTTACGGGCTTGGCGACTACGCCAGCCGTTGACCGGGTTGGCGATACGATCGACCCGCTCGGTGCGACGTTCCAGAATCCCGTGGTTCTCCTGCATCAGCACGAGCACGATGAGCCGATCGGCTAGGCCGTCTTCGGCAAGGCGACAAAAAATGGACTCCCGTTCACCGCGACAATACCGCAGTCCGATGGATTGCCTGATTGTGAACTGAAAGACCGGCTGGATACGGCGTGGGGCGAAATCGAGTTGGGTATCGTGCGCGCCGTGAGCATCGGCTTCCGTCCGCTTAAATATGCCTTCAATGACAACGGCGGCATCGAATACCAAGAGATTGAAGTGTATGAGCTTAGCCCCGTTTCGGTGCCGTGCAATCAAGAAGCGATCATTACTTCTGTCAAATCGATGGATAAAGCACTATCCCGCGATGTTGTGGACAAGCTAAAGGAATTCGATAGCGCTCCAGCGAAAATCCAGAAACGCATCAAGCATGCAATTCCACTTGTAACGGCAGCACGAATCCCGAAGGGCGCAGTTTCGCTCAAGAAATAATTCACATGCGGGCATCGCTCCCCTTTGTTGCGGGGGCCACGGGGCCGCAAATCAACCAAAGGAAATTCAACATGGCAGGTAAGACTTTCGCTGAACAGGTTGCCGATCTCAAGGCCACCCGTGACAGCAAGACCAATGAAATGAACGCCTTCGCTTAGAAGTCGTTGGATGAGAATCGTTCGATGGATGAGGCCGAGGCCGAAGCTTTCGATACTCTCGAAAATGAAATCAAGCGCATTGACGGCGATATCGCTCGCCTGACGCGTCTTGAAAAGATTAATGCCGAGAAGGCCGTTGTCGTTGCCGGAGCCAAGTCGGAAGATGCGAGCAAGACCCGCGAGGGTGTGACGGTCAAGAATACGCAGAAGCTTGAGCCGGGTGTTGAATTCGCCCGCTATGCGATGTGTCTGGCCGCCGCGAAGGGTGACGTGGGCCGCGCGTTCAATATCGCGAAGAGCCAGATCCCGCAGACCGATCGCGTTGTCAACGCACTGAAGTTCCAGGCCGAGACGGGCTAGAGCTTTGAATCGCTCATCAAGTCCAACGTCAATGCCGGCACTACCTCGGATGCGACGTGGGCTTCGCCACTGGTCAACTATCAGATTTTCACGGCTGATTTCGTCGAATATCTGCGTCCGCAAACCATCGTTGGCAAGTTCGGTCAGGGTGCGATTCCATCGCTGCGTAATATCCCGTTCAATGTCCGAATTGCTGGTCAGACTTCGGGCGGCGCGGGCTACTGGGTTGGTCAGGGCGCGCCGAAACCGCTCACCAAATTTGATTACAACGCGACGAATCTGACCTGGGCCAAGGTGGCCGCGATCTCGGTCATCACGGATGAACTGATCCGCTTCAGCAATCCGTCTGCCGAGGCGCTTGTACGCAATGGCTTGGTGGATGCACTGCGCGAACGTCTGGATATCGACTTCATCGATCCGGGTAAGGCCGCGGTTGCGAATGTTTCTCCGGCGTCGATCACCAATGGTGTTGCGGCAATCAGCTCCAGCGGTTCGGATGAAGCGCATGTCCGCGCTGACCTTCGCGCTCTCTGGGCGCCGTTCATTGCGGCGAACATCGCCCCGACTACTGCGGTCTACATCATGTCTTCGACTACGGCCCTTGCCCTGTCGCTCATGGTCAATGCCCTGGGTCAGCGCGCGTTCCCAGACATTTCGATGAACGGTGGCACGCTGCTCGGTATTCCGGTCATTGTGTCGGAATACGCAAAGAACACGGGCGGTTCCGCTGGCGGCCTCGTCATCTTGGCGAACGCTTCGGATATCTGGCTGGCAGATGACGGCGGCTTCACTCTGGATGCGAGCCGTGAGGCTTCGCTGCAGATGGACGATGCGCCGAGCGTCAATAGCGCCACCGGCACCGAATCGCAGCTCGTCTCGATGTTCCAGACGAACAGCGTGGCTCTGCGTGCGGAGCGTTTCATCAACTGGCAGAAGCGTCGCAGCGCTGCCGTGTCGTATCTCGACGCGGTGACCTGGGGTAGCTGAGTAAGTTGAATTGGGTGCGGCTCCTAACGGGGCCGCACCATTTTGGAGGGATGATGAGCAGAGTTCCAATAAAAATTACTCGTGCGTTTCGCGGTAATGCGGTTGGCAGCGAAATGCGGGTTTCGGCGCACGAGGCGCGGTTTCTTGTGCTATCCAATCACGCGCAATACATCACCACGGCATTGACGCCGGAGAAGCCGCCAGTTGCTGTTGCGGTAGTCGATACGGTCGCCGAATCGGCGGAAGTTGCCGAAGAGACTAATGCCGGCAGCGAAGAAGAATCCGATGGCGTCGAAATCTCGCCGCGCACCGGCCTTCCTAAGCGGCAATATCGCCGTCGCGATTTGACTGCGGAGTGAAGATGAAGGTGATCTGCGGCTATGCTTTGGCGTTTGCTGCGCAAGTGCGCCGCATTGCCCTATCGCCGATTACTTGGGTGCTCGCCCTTTTCGTGGCTGGCGGCGCACAAATCACGCACGGCATCGCACTCGCTGCCGGAGTTCCTTATGGCTGGATTTGTGCTGGCCTATTTTGCCTCGCCATGGCGTATTTGATCGTAAGAGGCGTGCGGAATGCCTGACATTTTTCAAGCGCTTGGCGGGCTGGTGAAGTCCGTACCGGGTAGCCTATAGTCGGTCGATAGTCGCGGCTGGCTCCCGCTTGTGCGCGAACCATTTCCCGGCGCATGGCAACAAAACGCATCGCAGACGGTAGATGGACAATTGTCCTACTACGCGGCATATGCATGCGTCACATTGATTTCAAATGACTTCGGTAAATTGCGTCCTCGCCTTGTCGAAAAACGCGGGAACATCTGGAAGGAAACGACGAGTTCGGCATTTTCGCCAGTCATTCGCAAACCGAATCGCTATCAGAACCATATCCAGTTTAAGGAATGGTGGGCGATGAGCAAGTTGGTTTTCGGAAATACGTATGCCCTGCTTGAGCGCGATGCTCGCGGCATCGTGGTTCAGCAATACATTCTCGATGCTCGCCGCGTTTTGCCACTCGTTGCGCCAGATGGCCAGGTCTACTATCAGCTTCACACGGATAACCTTTCCGGTGTTACGGAAGAAATCCTAGTTCCGGCATCAGAGATCATCCATGACCGGATGAACTGTCTGTTTCATCCGCTGGTCGGCATCTCGCCGCTATACGCTGCCGGCGTACCTTCGGCGCAGGGTATCGCGATCCAGAATTCCAGCCGTAGTTTTTTTGCGAATGGTGCGCGTCCATCTGGCGTGCTGACTGCGCCCGGTCAAATCGGCCAGGAAACCGCTGACCGCCTGAAGCTGGCATGGGAAGAAAAATTTACCGGTGTGAATTCCGGCAAGATCGCCGTACTCGGCGATGGCTTGAAGTATGAACCGATGGTCATGACGAGCGCCGATGCGCAACTCATCGAATAGTTGAAAATGACCGCGGAAATGGTCTGCGCCGCCTTCCATGTTCCAGCGTTCAAGGTGGGTATCGGCCAGATGCCGACCTACCAAAACGGCGAAGTATTGAACCAAATTTATTATTCGGATTGCCTGCAATCTTTGATCGAAGAATACGAGCTTTGTCAGGATGAAGGGCTCGGCATCGGCGAGGCGGTCACTATCAACGGGCGCAGCACACAACTAGGCGTTGACCTCGACTTGCGCGGTCTATTCCGCATGGATACGGCAACATAGATGCGCACGCTTGGCGAGGGGGTGAAAGGTTCCATCCTGACCGTCAACGAAGCGCGCGAGGAAATGGATCGCGACAAGATTGCCGGCGGCGATACGGTATATATGCAGCAGCAGAACTTTAGCCTCGAAGCGCTCGCCAAACGCGATTCTCTGCCCAATCCGTTTGTCATTGATCGCCCGACCGCCAATCCCGACCCATCTGTTAGCGGACCTCCGGCGAATGCCGATCCGAACCAAGACCAGGCGACCGGTAAGGCTTTCGCCTATGACGTGCAAAAAGCATTTGAATAGGAGTTAGCCGCGTGAATTTCGATCCCGTTGAATTTGGCAAGGGACTGGCGCGGTCAGTCAAGGCGCTGATTTAGGAACGCTTGGCGCCAATGGAAGCACGGCTTATCGCTGTGGAATCCCGCGCATTGCTTCCCGGTCCATAGGGCGAGAAAGGCGAAACCGGCCAAACTGGTCCGCAAGGTGATCGCGGACGCGACGCGGACATGGGCGAGATCAAATCGCATATCGATCTAGCGGTTTTGGCGACGGTCAAGGATTGTTTCGAAAAATCTGCCGATTCTCTCAAGGGAGAAAAGGGCGATCCTGGGGTTGCTGGCGAACACGGCCAAATCGGTCCATAGGGGCCGCAGGGTGAGCGCGGAGCAGATGGCGCTATCGGAGCATAGGGCGAAAAAGGCGAGCCGGGGAAGGACGCACCTCCAGTCGATATGCGCGCCCTTGCCATTGAGCTTTCAAAGTCTCCCGAGATACGAGTTGTTATCGATTTGATTGTCGCTTCAGGAGTTGCCGAATATTTCAAAGAGCATCCGATCAGGGATGGCAAGGATGGTGCAGACGGCGTTCCGGGTCCGCAGGGTGCCAAGGGAGAAAGGGGCGAGACCGGCGCCGATGGCGTTGGTCTTGGCGGCGCAATCATCGATCGCGATGGCCAGCTTGTCGTCACACTCACCAATGGCACGGTCAAGACGCTCGGCCCTGTCGTCGGCAAGGATGGCGAGGCTGGTCGAGATGGCGCGAATGGAAAAGACGGTCTAAGTGTCGAGGGCCGCGAACTTGCCTATGATGGTGAGACTGGCGAAATCATCGAACGGTGGAGCGCTGCTGGTGAGATGAAGGAATTCCGCTATCCCGCCGTTGGCATTCGCCAGCGCGGTTACTGGCGTGAAGGTACGGCATGCAAGGCTGGTGATGGCATGACGCATGGCGGCTCATTCTGGATCGCCAAACGCGACAATGCGAGCAAGCCATGCCCGGAGAATGCCGACGATTGGTATTTGTGCGTTCGCAAGGGGCGTGACGGCGAGCGCGGTCCTGCCGGTACGGCGTATGTTCCGTCCACACCGGTAAAACTGGACGCTGCCAAATGACAAACCTTGTCTCGCTCTCATAGGCACGGGCGCATCTTCGGTTGGATACAACTGACGAAGATACATTCATCGCGTTGATTGTTTCTGCGGCGAGTGCGGCCGTGCTCGGCTACGTCAAGAATGGCCCGGACATCTTTCTGGATTCTGCCGGTGATCCGATCCTAGATAGCAATGGCGATCCGCTCGGCATCCCGGACGATATGAAATTTGCAACACTCTTGCTTATCGGCGAGTTCTACAAGAATCGCGAAGGGCAATCCGAAAATCCGGTTGACCAGCAACATGGTTACGCCTACCTGAATCGCGCTGTCGTATCGTTGCTATATCGCTACCGCACGCCAAGTCTTTCTTAACTGGAAATCGCATGTCATTTGAAGTCAAGCAATGGGATTATTCCGGCCAACCAGAACTGAAGGAGCGTCTTCTTTCAAAAATTCGTGATACCGAACAATTCACAATACTGGTCGATGAAAAAACCGATCGATGGATTTTGATTGGCCCGAACGATGATGCTTCAATCGCGGAAGCCTCAATTATGTGCGCCGCACTGAATGTTCTATCCAATGACAATTGACGCCGGAAAACTTCGTCATCGCGTCGCGCTGCAATCTCAAGTACAGACGCAAGACCCAGACACGGGAGAAATCACGGTTGCGTGGTAGACGCAGGCGACCGTTTGGGCGGCAATCGAACCGCTATCCGTGCGCGAGTTTTTGCAATCTCAGTCCGTGCAGTCAGAGGTAACAACTCGCATCACGATCCGCCGCAGGAATGACGTAACGGCCGCATGGCGCGCGGTCCATATGGTCAATGGCATTGAGGGAAAGATTTACAACATAAAGGGCATTCTGTCCGATCCGATCAGCGGCTTGGAATATCAAACGCTCCCCTGTGCGGAGGGCGTGAATCAGGGCGGCTCCTAAATGCTGTTCGCTGTTTTGTGTACCGGGTAGAGTTTGACGCGTGAATAGGTCGATGCATGTCGCGGAAGATGCAAGGTTGTCGCGGTATCGGACGCATGGGAGCTTGCGCCATGGGCTGACGCGATGGTTTCGCACGATGCTCAATGGTGGCGTGCGCATCCCGAGGTAACTTTTCGAGGGCCTAAGTTCACGGCGCACCCATAGGGATTGCATGAACTCGGCATCAAGGAATTCAAGCACGCGGAAGGGAATAGTGGAACGCTAGGAATCGAGGTCGCGAAGTATCTTGGCGCAACGCGAATCTTGCTACTCGGTTGCGATTTGAAGGGATCGCATTATTTTGGGCCACATACGCTTCCCGGACTAAAGAATACGACGCCGGAGAGGTTCCAAGTATTTCAACGGCAGTTTGCGCTCCGATCATACCTTCCGGTCGTGAACTGTTCTCCTGATTCGGCGCTTGAATGTTTTCCACGCGGAAATTTGTTGGATGAACTGAATGCCTACGGCATGGCTTGCAATCAGGCCGCTTGAATCTCGGATTGCCGCATTCACGGCTGGGCTGAAGCAATGCGGGTTCGCGGTAAGTCAGGAAATGACGTTCACGCCAGATGCTGGCGATGTCCTGATTATCTGGAATCGATACGGCTAGGCGCACGAATGCGCGAAGGCATTTGAACGGAAGGGCTTGACCGTCCTGGTCGCTGAGAATGCAACATGGGGCAACGATGCGCAGGGAGGCCCGTGGTTGTCGTTGTGGCGAGGGCTGCACAACCGCGTTGATTCAATTCGCGACGGCGGCAGAGAGCGTTGGGATGCGCTGACGATGCCCTTGGCGGCATGGCGGCCTGACGGGGGCGAAATAGTCGGCCTTCCGCAGCGTGGAATAGGTCCGGAAGGTGTTGCGATGCCGCGAGGATGGATTCCTCCTGGCTGTGATCGAATTAGGGCACATCCGGGAACGAAGGATTGCGTACCGCTGGAAACTGATCTTGCGCACGCATCCAAGGTTGTGACCTGGGGAAGTGGCGCAGCGGTCAAGGCGCTGATGATGGGTATCAAGGTCGAATCATACATGCCGGGGTGGGCAGGCGAACAGGACAATACGGATGCCGGGAGATTGGCAATGCTGCGGCGGCTTGCTTGGGCCTAGTGGCGGCTGAGCGAGATTGAAAATGGAGAGGCATTTACATGGCTGTTGTCCTCATAACTGGCAAGGGTGGAAAATCAGGTAGCTGGTAGATCAGGGCGGAATAGCTTGGTGAGGCAATCGGGGCAGAAGTATTGCCCGAGGCTGAAACCTACGATTGCCGCGCTGCGCAGGTTGTAATCTGCATCAAGCGGGTACCGGATAGGCTAGTCAACACGGTCAAGGCCAGCAATAGGCCGCTAGTGTGGGATGTGGTAGACGCCTATCCGCAGCCGAATTCGTGGAATCGCGATCAGTGCATGTCATGGCTCCACGGGGAACTTCGCAGAATTCAGCCTGACGCCGTTGTCTGGCCGACCTAGCGGATGATGATCGATGCAGGATTCTCCGGCCCGCAGATTGTTCTTCCGCATCATGCGTGGGCAAAATATCAGGCATAGCCGGTGCGCGATAAGATTCGCATCGTCGGCTACGAGGGCGCTGAAAACTACCTTGGACGCTGGCGAGCGATTGTGCAGCGAGAATGCGACAAACGCGGGTGGACGTTTCAGATCAACGGCGATATGCAAAACGCCGATATTGGAATTGCCCTGAGGGATGGCGAAGGCTATGCGCAAAAGAATTGGAAGCCCGGAACGAAACTAGCGAACCTTCAGGCTTTGGGCATCCCGGCGTTGTGTAGTCCAGAAGCGGGATATCGAGAAATCGCGAACGGTTCCGAGCACTGGATCAAAGCGGATGAGGATGTGGCGATTGCATTCTCCGCGCTCGAATCATCCTGCTCGCGGGAAGTCATTTAGAGATTTCAAGATCGTAGCGTTCTGACGTTGAAATCCATAGCGGCGAGGTATAAGGAATGGCTCTTGCGGCTGGCGTTGAAATCCTGACGCATCCCGCAGATTCGGTGAGCGCACGCACGATGCTGGATGCGATGCGGCAGGCGAGCCCATTGCGATGCCTAAACTCGGCGGGTTATATCGGGAAGCGTCACTTTCTCATGCTATGGGGGTACGGAAGGCCGGGGAATGAGGAGATTGTGCGGCATCACGTCAAACGTGGCGGACGTGCGATTTTGTGGGACTTGGGCTATTTCGGTCGCGCAAAGGCGATCGGATACTTTCGCCTCAGCGTCGATGAATGGCACCCACAACGTTTGATGGATCGGACGCCGCAAGATGAATCAAGATTCCGAGCGCACAACATAGCGCTACGAGATGACTACTCGCCGGAAGGCCATATTATCATCGCGGCGCTTGGCAGGAAATCGAAAGCGTATCTAGGGCTTCATGATTGGGAATTACGCAAGGCATAGGAGTTGCGTTCACGTTTCCCGATTCGAGAAATCGTCATCCGAGAGAAAGGCGATCAGGTTCCGATTGATCAAGCGCTGTGCGGAGCCTCCCTGTTGGTTTGCAAACACAGTAATTGTGCGGTAGACGCAATCGTTGCCGGCGTTCCATTTGAATGCGAAGACGGCGCGGCGCAATGGTTGGCGGGAAAAGAATTCACGCCAGAGAGCAGGGCGGATTTTCTGCATAGGCTAGCGTGGTGGCAGTGGAAGACGAGCGAAGCGGCGCAGGCGTGGAAATTCATTTTGAAGGTAACGGCATGAAAATCAACATCGGCTGCGGTTCGCGAGTCATGGACGGCTGGTTCAACTGCGATATTGCGCGCGATCCGAACGCGCCACGTGATCCTGAAATGCTGTGCGATGCTAAGTAGGTTCCGCTTAAGGATGGATGCGCAGATATGGTGCAAGCAATCCACCTGTTCGAGCATTTTTACCGCTGGGATGCAGAAGTCGTGTTGCGCGAATGGTGCCGGCTGCTGAAACCTGGCGGCCAATTGATCCTCGAACTGCCCAATCTGGTGAAGTGCTGCGAAAACTATCTGAGTGGACGCAAGCGTGGCGGCAAAGACCCCGACCAGCTCGCTCGGTGGGGCCTTTTCGGTGACCCCAGAACGGGGAACCCATATATGAATCATAGGTGGGGGTATTCACCGTAGGAATTAATAGAAATTTTGCATTTGAACGGATTCAAGGATGGCAGGGAGATGCCAACCCAATACCATCCTGCCGGCAGGGATTGCCGGGATATGCGAATCGAGGCCATCAAGGCATGAATCCGTTGCGCGTCTACATCGGTTTTGACGCCCGTGAGCAGGAAGCGTACCGCGTTGCGGAATCGTCGCTGCGCAAGCACGCATCTGTTCCGGTATGCGTCACTCCATTGAAGGCAGACAGGCTTGCCTCATTTGGACTGCTGCGGCGCCCGTAGGATCGTCGCGGGACAATCTACGATCTGCCGAGCAATGCCCCATGCTCCACAGACTTCGCCATCTCGCGCTTCCTCGTTTCGCACCTTGCGCAAACTGGCTGGGCGTTGTTCGTGGATTCAGACGTTGTATTCCTTGATGACGTGGCAGAGTTATTCGCCCAAGCCGACGACAGTAAGGCTGTCATGGTTGTGAAGCATTCGTAGCCGGAAACCGGCGGTATGAAAATGGATGGTCAATCGTAGCTGCACTACGATAGGAAGAACTGGTCGAGTGTGATGCTAATAAACGCAAGTCATCCCGCGAATCAGCGCCTAAGCTTGCAGGACGTGAACGAGCGTCCCGGCCGCGATCTGCACCGATTCTACTGGCTGCATGATTCGGAAATCGGAATGCTTACGCCGGATTGGAACTGGCTTGTTGGAGTGCAAGAAAAACCATTCTTCCCGAAGATCGCGCATTTCACTCTAGGCAGTCCCGCATTGCCGAACTGGAAAGGCGCATAGCACGATGAAATTTGGCTGGAGGCGGCGCGCTGATGTTTCCGCCAGTTTTCAGTACCGCCGTCGCCGCGTCCGCCGTCACCGCATTACTCGGCACTAATCCGACACGCCTATATCTTTTCGGCGAGGCTCCGCAGGGCGTAGCAAAACCCTATGCCGTCTGGCAAACCGTCGCCGGCTCACCCGAAAATTATATCGGTACGCTACCAGATATCGATCATTGGGTTGTATAGGTCGATGTATACGCAGACACCGCATCAAGCGCTCGCGCGGTTGCCTAGGCATTGCGTGACGCATTTGAGAGCAAAGCATACGTGACGGACTGGCTCGGAGAATCGCGCAGCACGGACACACTGAATTATCGGTACGGTTTCATGCTGTCATGGTGGAAGCCGCGCTGAAAAGTAGTATGATTAGACGGACCGGGTAGCGCGCCAACGCTATCCCGGCCCTAACCAAAGACGACTAAAAGGAGTCGCAATGGCTGACGGCCATTCTACAGCAGTCCATTCCAGGACTTGCACGAAATGCGGCGAAGAGAAGCCGCTAGGTCAGTTTAGCAAATCGAAAAACTGCCGCCTTGGTGTCGTTCCTCGATGCAAGGCATGCACGCATCAATATTATCTCGCGCATCGTTCGGAGATTATCGCGAAGAATTCGGCAGTCACGATAAAGAAATATGCGCCGATCAAAGAGGCTAACGCGAAAAAACGAGCCGCTCAGATCAAAGCATTAATTAATCGAATCGAGAAGCGATGCTCAAAATGTGGCGCGGTGAAATTGCGATCGGATTTTTATAAGAGCAGAAAACATACCGATGGCATGAAGGTGTATTGCAAGGCGTGTTGCAAAAAAGAAAACAGGCCAAGTAGGGAATACCAGAGAGAATACCGGGCGCGCAGACTGATGGAGAACCCGGCAAGGGTTCGGCAACAAAATAGAGATAAGACCAATAGATGGAACGCAAAGAATCCAGGAATAGCCTCTCGGCGCGCAAAGCTTAGGCGCGCAGGAAATCCGGAGGCGGCGCGACAGAAAGAAAATCAATACAGATCAAGCAATCCATCAGTTCGGATAATGCGCACCATCAGTACAAGAATCCGGATGTTGATTTCTGACAAGGCAGGCAAGAGCACTGCGCAAATCGTCGGATATACGGGTCAAGAATTGCGCGAACATTTGGAAAAGCAATTTTCGACAGGGATGTCGTGGGAGAACTATGGCGATTGGCATATCGATCATATTCGCCCATTATCATCGTTCATCGCTTCAAGTGTCCATGATCCAGATGTAAAGCGCGCATGGGCGCTAACGAATCTTCGGCCCTTATGGGCTGAGGAAAACTTGAGGAAGCATGCATCACGCATATTCCTCATTTGAGAAGGTGGCGAGCGCTCGCCACAAAATGTTTATAAATCAACTAGTTGAGAGGTATTTTGCATGGCACTGCTCACAAAAGGGACGTAGTTCTACCTGATAAATCCCGCGACCAATGCGGTCGTCGAACTCTATTGCGTGAAAACGCTTGATCCGGGTGGCGCGCAGCGCGGCCAGATAGAAACGACCTGTCTGAACGCTTAGTCGCGTTCGTATCTTCCGGGCCTTCCGACTCCAGGGCAGGCAACGCTGACGATCGATTTCGATCCTCGCCAGCCTAGCCACGTTCTGTTTCACGATCTCTACCTCACTGGCGAAACACTGCATTTCGCGGTGGGCTGGTCGGATGGTACGGCAAGCCCGACCGTGAACTCTGCGGGCGATTTCGTCTTCCCAGCGACGCGCTCGTGGCTGTCGTTCGATGGCTTCATCCAAAACTGCCCGTTCAACTTTCAGGTTGACCAGACGGTGCAATCGAGCGTGCAGATTCAGGTATCAGACTTCCCGGACTTCCTCGCGAAGACCCCCTGATCATGCCTGATGCGGTTGACGTTCGCGGACTGGAGGGGGCGCTTGACTTGCTCAAGCGCCTCCCTGAAGAACTCGTCTCCAGCAAAGGGGGCGTTGTCCTGTCTGGCCTGCGCAAGGGCGCAACGCTCGTCCGCAAGGCTTGGCAGGCAGAAGTCCAGCGGATGGTGGATGAGCCAAATATCGCAGGAAAGTACAAGGATATCGGCCTATACAAAAAATCCATCGGAGCCAAGCGCGTCAGTAATCCGAAGAAATATGGGGCCGATGAAATGGTGCGTGTTCGCGTGAAGGCTGGCACGTATCCGGACGGTGATCCTGTCGCAATGGTCGCCGGCATCCTTGAGCACGGCGATGAACACATGGTCGCCAAGGCTCCTTTCAGCAAGGCCACGGAAGGCATAGGGCAAGCCGTTGCAGATGCGGTTGTTCAAGGCATCAATGACGGCATTCAAAGGGCAATCAAGAAACTCGATCCAACGGCTTAACCCAACGGCAAAAGCGGTTCATCGGGCGCGCGGCCTCTACGCTGTTCGCCGTGGCGCAAGTCGCGCGACCCGTCCCCGCAAAATAAAGGTGGATTTATGGAACTGATTCAGAAAACTCTCAAGTACAAGGGCAAGGAAGAAACGGTCTACTTCAAGGAACTGACCGCCGGCCAGCGCCTCGGTTTGCTCAAGGGCCAGCGCATCTAGACACATCCTGGCGATGAAAAGGCCACGATCGAAATCGACCTTGGCGACAACCTGGAGCGCAATCATCGCCTCGTGCAAATGACGCTGGTGACGGCGGAAGGTGCGCTGGTCTATCGCACCATCGGCGAATTGCAAAACGAGTCGGACGCTAAGGTGCGCGCGCTCGTCAAACTGGCATCCGAAGTCCACAAGGATGACGACGAGGGAAACGCCTAAGCGGTAATCCGCAGCTTCGGTTCCTTTGTCGTCTTGCCCTGATTTTCCGCAGGCCATTGCACGATGTGATGCAATGGCCTGCATCTCATGTTGATCTCTGGGCGCAATATCTTGGCAAGGAACCGTCGCCGGATGACCGCATGGAAATTTCCCTCGCGGCTTTGCAGGCGCTCTACGTCAATTCGCATCGGCGCGAAGGCGATCCCGCGAAACGCATCGATGAATTCCTCCTATTCCGCAATGCATGGGGCGATGCTCCGCAGTCGGAATCCTCACTCTCTGATCTGCTAACCGAATTCGGGCACCATAACAAGGCGCGCTAATGGCAACAATTGTTTTCGATCTCAAGGCGATTACCGGGTCTTTTACCACCGACTTCTAGCGCGCCTCGAAAGAGGCGCAGAAGGCGATGAAGGAAATCCGTGACTCGATCAACGAGACGGCGGACGGTGCGAAAGAAGGCCTTCTTGAGGCGGTGAAATCCCTGACCGGCCTAAGTACTGGCTAGCTAGGTCTTGGCGCTCTCGCCGCCGGCTTGGGCGAAGTGACAAAGCAAGCGATCGAGACTGGCGACAAACTCAACAAGATGGCGCAGAAAGTTGGCGTTGGCGTCGATTCTCTCCAGGGCCTCGTCTATGCCGCGCAGCTTTCGGATGTTGGCATCGAATCCCTCGGGTCCGGGCTTGAGAAATTCAACAAGGCGATATCTGCCGCTGCGGGTGGTAGTAAGGAATAGGCTGCTGCTTTCGCCGCAATTGGAGTTAGCCTCAATGATGCAAACGGAAAACTTAAGCCTACAGCGCAGCTCGTGTCCGAGGTATCGGACAAATTCAAAGGGTTCACGGACGATGCGAACAAGACGGCGCTGGCAATGGCGCTATTCGGCAAATCTGGTGCCGAACTAATCCCATTCCTGAACACAGGAAGTGAGGAAATCGCAAAGCTCTCCAAGGAAGCAAAGCAACTTGGCCTTGATTTCGCCGCAATCGCGAAGCCATCAGAAGAATTCAACGACAATTTGACGCGCCTCAAGGGTGCGGCAGTCGGTCTTGGCGTGGATATTGCCAAAGAACTATTGCCAGTCTTGATTTCGGCAGAAGAAAGGGTGCTCGAATTCATCAAATCCGCGCGTGAGGACGGAACGATCCAGCGTTTCGCAGGCGCGATCGGCGTCCTGGTAGACAATTTTGACAAGTTCGCCGTCATCATTGGTTCGCGCATCGCATTTAGCGTTATTGCTCAGGGCTTTACTCTCATTACTGGCACGATAGCCTCTATGGGCGCCGCGGCGACCGTGACGGCTGGATCGCTTTAGCTGATGAATGGCTCACTCCTTTCCGTGAAAAGCGGCTTGGCCGTTGTCACTGCGGCCGTCTCTGGCTGGGAGTTCGGAAAATACCTTGAAGAAAACTTCTTGGAGGCAAAGCTTGGCGGCATTGCGCTTGTCGATGGCATTCTAAGCGCGTGGGAGCGCATTAAGCAGGGCGCTCAAGTTTCGTGGCTGTATGTCGAAAAGGTAGTCTCTGACTCAATCGACAACATCAAGCTCAAGATCGCCTCCTTACTCGATGACGCGGCAAAGGTCGCGCAATACGGCGGAAATCTCACTCTTGCCATTCAGTTTGAGGTGCTTTCTCAGGCGATCAGCAAAACCGTTGGTTCTAGCCGTGATTACGCGAAAGAGATTTCAGACGTAAATACGCAGTCTGACAAGGCCGTTTCGGCCATTCACGAAACAACTTCCGCTATGGCTGATGATGCAATAGCCGCCTTCAAGGCCGGTGGCGCGCATAAGGCTGCCGCTGATGCGGTGAAAGATGCGGGAGATAAGGCGAAACAGGCAACGCCAAACTTCAATGGCCTTGCGAAGGCCATGACCGACGCAGAAAAGCAGGCTGAGAAGCTTGCCAAGGACGGAGTTGAGCTTGCCTCGTTTCTTGATCAGTTGTCTTCCAAAACTGCAGATAAGCATACGAAGGCATGGGCGGAATACGGTGCAGCAATCGAAAAGATTAATGCCCTTTCCGCTAAATTCATCAAGGATGGAATGGATCAGGCCAGGGTCCAGCAATTCATATCCGACGCGACCCAACTCGCAACCCGTTCGTTGCGCGAATAGACTGATGCAAACGAGAATCTTCTTCATGTCTTTGGCGATCTCGATACGCAAATAGCGCAAGAAACTCAAACGCTGGGGCTGAATTCCGACCAGCGAGATATCGTGAATGCCACGATTAAGGCGTAGGCGGAAATCTCAAAAGCACTTGAGGGCGTAATGGGGCCATTGACTCAGGCGCAGCAAGACGAAATTGATGCAGAGCTTGGGCGCGTGTAGTCACTTGAGTTGCTGAAACAAGAAACAAAGCGCGGCGAAGAGGCGGCGAGAGACTGGCAAAATGTCTGGAAAACTGCAGGCGATGGATTGGCGAGCACCTTTGCTAGCATTCTGGTCAATGGCGGCTCACTATTCGACGGCCTTGTTAACCTGGCCAAGCAAACCGTCTAGGCGATTATTGAATACTTCGCTAAGCTCGCGGTCATCAATCCGATTCTGAATGCAATTTTTGGCGGCGGCCAATCTGCAGGATTCAATCTGCTGCCGACGCTGGGTAGCGCGATTGCGGGCGGCGGTGGCGTTGCTGGTGGTTCAACTGGCATATCATCGATCTTCTCCGCCTCGTCCTGGGTGAATGCAGGCAAGAATCTCTGGTCTGGATTCAGCACCTTTTGGAATGGTGCTGGCGGTAGCGGTGTCGGCGGCAATTTCATGGGCAATTTCGTCACCGATAACGGCACGACGACCTGGACGAATAGCGGGCTAGGGAGCGCAATTGGCATTGCTGGCGGCCTCTATGCTGGCTACAACCGATACTAGAGCGCTGGCGGCGGCCTCGCCGGCCTCGCAGGAGGGGCGGCGTATGGCGCGGGCACCTATGCCCTTGCCGGCGGCCTCGGCTCGCTTGCCGCGGGCGGTGGATTTGCTGCTGGCGTATCTGGCGCGTTCGCGGCAGTTCCCGTGGTGGGCTGGATTGCATTGGCCGCAATGGCCATTGACATGCTCTCTGGCGGAAACTTGTTTGGCACGGCCGCGAAGCCTACGGGCAATACGACTTAGAACATTGTTCTAGGCCAAGAGAGCGCGTCCGTACAAAATCAGTACGAAACGAAAAAGAAAGAAGCCTTTTTCGGCGGAAATTCCTATAGCTGGAAAGACTTCGCCGCGACCGACGATTAGATGGCTGCCGCAGATGCGCTTTTCTCCGGCATCCTGAAATCGGTGACCGCTGGCGCAGATGCGCTTGGTGGCAAGGTCGGCACGCTGATTACTGGCTCGTTCTATCAGAAGTTCGATAAGGATGGGAAGGTACTCGATGCCTATTCGACCGTGCTCGGTTAGAAATACAAAGAAACGATGCAGCAGTTCGCGGAGCGCGTCACCGCTGAGAACTTGCTGGCATTGCTTCCCGCCGCATAGAACGCTTCGAAGATCGCCGATCAATGGCGCGCATCTGCGGATGCGTTGCTAGACGGCACCAGCCTGCTACTTTCAGCGCAGGTTGATATCAACAAGGGTATCGGCTTGCTCGGGGACAATGGCAGCCTTGCGGACATCACGAAAGAAGTTCAGAAGCTGCAGTTGCAGAATGAATCTCTTTCGCAGACCTATTCGAGATTGCAGACCGAGCAGCAGACGTTCAAGACCATTCTTGACACGTTGGGGCTGACGACGGGCAAGACGGGGGCTGACTTCCTCGAATTCACGGACAAGCTAGTCACCATGGCGGGCGGCCTATAGAACCTGCAAAGCGCTTGGGATGGCTATTACAACGCCTACTATTCCGATTCCGAGAGGCAGGCGAATGCGCTCAAGGCGATGCAAAAGGCCGTTACCGATACTTTCCAAGTTATCGGCGAAGACCCCGCCGAAAGCATGGCGAAGTTCCGTGCAGATTTTGAGGCGGCACTCCCAACGCTGACACCGGAATAGGTGCTGCAGTGGCTTGCTGGCGCGAACGCACTCGCCAATCTGACCGCATATATGAGCCAAGCGGCAGATGCGGCAACGAAACAGGCCCAGGCAGACGCGGCGGCGCAAGCTGCGGCGATGAAGAGCTATTCCGACTTCGTCGCATAGTTCGATCCGAAGACGCTCGGCATCACGGCGTTTGAGAACTCGCTGATTGGCCTACACGGCACGCTGACGGACAATATCCAAAAGGCGAATGATCTGGCGAAGGCCGCCGGCATGGCTGGCGCTTCTCAGCAGGATATTGCAAAGATCATTACTGCCTCCGCATAGGCCGGCGTCGATGCGCTTAAGGCGTTTGAAGATCAGACGCAGCAGCTTGCTACGAAGCTCTACGGTACAGACATTGATCGCCTAACCAAGCAATTGACCGATCTGCAAGCTGTAGACAAAACGCGTCTTGCCGGCGTGGACCCGTATACCGCATCTCAGTTGGTGCCCTTCTTCGCCAAGCAAGAGCAAGCGATTCAGGATCAGATCGATCAGGCGAACGCTTAGGCGGCAGCGCTGCAACGGCTGGCGGATGCGACCTCACTCCTATCCAATCTCGGATAGATCGGTTCAATCACTGGTCAATCGCTTGACGACTTGACAAAGCAGTTCAGCATCCCATTGGATAAGTTTGCGACCGATCTTGGCCTTTCTGGCAGTGATCTCAACAAGCAATTCCAGCAGGCCGAATTGCAGGCTCAGGCAGCGATCAAGGCGAACGAATATCTAGCCGATATTCTGGCCACATTGCAGGGCAAGCCAATCAATGCACTCAGTACACTTGATGGAATAATTGGCAGCAAGCCGGTGCCTACACAATCCGCGCCTGCGGACAATTCCACGGCGCTCAACGCCATTGCGGATAGGATCATCGCCGCGATCAATAATGGCACTGGAGCAACACAAAACACCGCGAGGGTTATCGCCAGTGCGCTAACGACTCAAACCACGCGGCAATCTGCGGCGGCATTGAGCGGTCCACGCACCACGCAGCCACCTCGCTTTTCGCTGCCGGCATGATCGTCCCCCGCATTGTCATCAGTGAAATGTTCGACGGCATGTCGATACATGGAAGCGCACCAACCGGCCTGACAACACAGACGTACTCGGCAATCTTCACGGCGGTCAGTCCGACGCCTCCACCTTATACATTCACCATTACCGGCACGTTGCCGCCGTCGATCGACCCTACGAAGACATCCGACTCGATCACGTTTTCTAGCAATAACCTCACAACCGCAGGCATTTATACCGTCATGCTGACAGCGCGCAATTCAGACCGCGTCCGCGCAAGCATCACGATCACATTCGTGATCATCTCATCAGAGCCGGATAACGCGATCATTGACGAATATAACAACTTCATTGTCGATGAATCAGGTAATAGGATTTTGTACTCATAATGGACAAACAAATATATCTATATCCAGAAGTCACAGCGCCATCTGGCACTGAACGTGCACTTCTTTGGAGCGGACCAGATGTAACTGGTTATACAGCTAACATAAAGCTATCAACGATTGCTGCACTGTCGAAATCAGTCATCCGCCTGGACATATTCCAGGGCATTGTTTCATCGAAGTACGACTCGACGCAGAAGCGCGTCTGCGGAAAGGTCAAGTTCGATCCGACAGCAGCGCGATACAAGCTTTCGACGACATCAACCGCGACTCTTTACGTCAACCTGGAAACAACCAGTGCTTCGAACGCTGCCTACTTCGAGTTGTTTCAGGAATCCGGTACTGGATCACCACTGAGCATCGTCACGCTCAATACCACGTCACTCACGACCGTCACATTAACGGCAGACGTTTCAACCTATTTCCGCAGCAATTCTAACGCCGGCCTATTCACTGGTCGCGAATGGATAAACGTTGCCGATTCCATGAACTACGCGAATGGTTCTGGAGCGTGGATCGAAATTCAACCTTGAGAAATATATGTCGCTTCCTACACTATCTAAGTCATGGACGTTCAACTGCAACAACGCTATCACGGCACAAGGCACCGCTTTGGCTGATTGCTAGGCTCTACTACTGGCGATAGTCAATGCGCTTTTGGCTACCGGTAAATGGGCGGTAGCGTATTCATGCAATTCCGTCACGGCAGGCTCCGCAGGAGATGGAGTTAATCGCTGGTCTACTGGTGCGAATCTGGTATGGGGTAATACAACGCGGTCTTGGATGGTACTAAAAAACACCAGCATGCCTGGGGGCAATTATCAGCTTTGCATCGACTTAAGCAATTCGGCAAGCAATAATCTAAGCATAATACGATCGGTAAATGCAGGGTTTACCGGCGGTACCGTGACTGCTAGACCAACAGCAACAGATCAAGCAACGGTGTTGAATAATTTGACGTGGGGAGGACCAAGTTCCGATCAGGCGATGCGCTGGTCAACTGAAGTTAGTACGGATGGGCAATGCACGCGAGTCATTACCGCTGGTTCAGGCAGCTTAAGGGGATATTGGTACTTTGAGCAAACTGCTAGTCCAGATACCGGGACTACATATCCAATAGTGGATTACGCAGTTGGAGTGAATACCGGAACAGCCAACCCGAGTTTAACCGCAATACTGGTTTACCCGCTAAGTGCAACCCCAGGGACGGCGAGCGTAGGTTACGTCAGTCAACTAACCGCGCTTACTAGTCCGAGTTCTATTTCAAGCAATTGGCCTATGGTACCAGCTTGTATCGTTGGAACAACGGCGGGTGTTTTTGGCTACCTTGGCATGTTCCAAGACATGTGGATCGGGTCCGCTAGCATCGCTACTGGTGATAGCTACCCAGGAGCAGCGAATTGGGCGGCGAGCACGTCATATGCGGTCGGCGCACAAGTCACAAATGGATCCAATGTGTATACCTGCACTACCGCTGGAACTTCTGCATCAAGCGGAGGACCAACCGGCACGGGGACAGGAATTAGTGACGGAACTTGCGTTTGGAGTTTTTTTTCGCAGACATTGAAGTTCGTTCAAGTAGGGCAGTACATCATTCCATGGAACGGCGGAGCGTTTAACTTAACATGACCGCGCGCGCTGGTGGATTCTATAATGTACAACCTACGGCGCCATCCGCTGGACTTCGCGGTATTGGTCGCTCTGCTGGCGCGTTCTATGCGTTCCAGTCTCGCCTTTCTGTCTATTGGAATACCGGATGGTACTTGGGTGTTCAAGAAACTCCGTGGCTCAGCTACGGCGCGCCAAGTTCAATATCTCCAAGCGGGCACACACCATTGACAAACGTGCAGTATGAATTGCTCGAATCACTGCCATGACCGTACCTCGCACTCTAACCGCATCAATCGAATTCACTATGCGACAGCTCTATTCGATTCTCGATAACACCTATACTGATGCATCGATGGATATCAGCGATGGCGCGACGATCCTTGCCTGCAATACTGGCGGCGCGAACTCGCACCGTATGTGTCGTTGCACAGTGCCTCTGTCTGATACGATCAGCTAGTTTGAAACGCTGACATGGGGTAGTGGATCGCTAACCAACGGTTCGTTAGGCGCCGTATACATCGGAATCGTGAATGCAAGTGCGCCGACCAACAAATATGTCGGCGAGGATGCGAACGGTATTGGCTTCCGCCTAGATGATGGCAAGTTGTACATCAATGGCGTGGCAGTGGCCACATTCACTGCCTGTGCGAAAGGCGATCTCGTCTACTTCCGCGTCAACTTCGACAACAATCAGATTTTGATCACCGTTCTCAATGGCAGCACGACGATCGGCACGTATCTCGCGAGCACCACGAACACGGCGGCATGGTATCCGGCAATCACGGTTGCTGGCGGCTCCGCGTTCTCGTTGCAGACGTTCTTCAATGCAGGTCAGCGCACATTTGAGAACAACACCAATGTGCAGGGCTGGTGGGATGCTGCCGCATAGCCCGCATCGGTCTATCTTGCGACCGATCCATATCTCTCGCAGCCATCCGACAGCTTGCCATCACAACGCTTTGATGCGGTCAATGGCGCCCTGATTCCAGACAATTCGATGGTCTTCCCGCGCGGCGCGGACTTCTGGATGAACAAGGGCGATAGCCGGCTCGGTTCATCGCTGAGCACGCTGGCATTAGAAGACCCAGACGGAACATATGATTTCATGCTTGATCATCGCAATGCGGCGATGAAGTTGAGCACGGTAGACCAGAGCGGCAGCTACGATAGCGCATAGCTTGAAGATACCGTCATCCTGGATCGAGTGGAAACAAAAGGCGACCAGGCCAAGGTTATCTATATGGCCGATCCGATCGCGGAATTCTTATCAAAGCCGTTCAACACGACCTATTTTCTGCCGAACTAGGATTCTAGCGTGGTGGATACGCCGGTTCCGGTTCTTATCGGCATGGCGCGCAATTTCGAGCCGGTGTGTGAAGACCCGGTAAACCATGTCTACCGCATTAGCGATAGTGCAATAGGTGCAATTGGTGCGGTTAGGGTATAGGGCAAGCTGCTTGTATTCGGCACGGACTATACGTTGTCCGCTGACGGCATGCGAATCACTCTCACGGCTGCGCCTACAGGAAAATTGACCGTAGAGGCTAGCGGGGTAGTGCAGGGAATTCCGCCTGGCCCAACCGATTTGCTCAGTGGTCATGGCGACTTCGGCAGTTAGACGACTCCGGCAGTATGGCAAGCCAACTGGCAAACCTATTGGAGCGGAAATGATTCCTATACCAATGGTGACCGCCCCTGCTGGTTTGACGAGTTTGGCGGCGGCCATGTTGACGGTGTGGATGATACCGGCGGCCTATCTGGCTCCAATGGTTCCGTCCTGATCAACTTTTATGCGACAACCCTGCGTCCGCAGAACTACGCCATCGGATTCCGGACCAAGACCAATGTTGTGCAGAACGGTAAGACCTATGCCTGTCAGATCAAGTTTTGGGATGCGCCATACATGGCGACTCAGCAGCCGTTGGATAGCACGACCTCGGTTCTTGCGCACTTCTTCTTAGACGGGCATCACGATCAATACCAGTACCGATCTGTAAATCATTGGTCGGGGATGTACTATTCTCAGTTCACGGATTCCGGCGGAAAGCCTGGAGCGCCTCAACTTGCCGCGGCTGGCGGTGTATGCAATGCGGTGTTCTTTAATACCGGCCTTAACCTTCAGCCGTACGCAACCGATTGTCCCGCCACGGCAACCATCAGCTTCACCAACAATTCCGGCGCTGATCTACCCCTTTGCTTGAACTTCGTTGATGGTAACGGCGGGTCGTGGTGGATTCGCAGTGTGGTGCTTTACGAGTTGCCGGACGCGATCAATGCTGCCCCATTGCAAGGCGTCGGCCTAGAAGACTATATGCGCGCCGTGCTAACACGCGCTGGAATCGATGAAAGCCAATGGGACCCAATACAGGCACGGGCGATCGATGCGGCTACAGGCTACCAGATCGGCAACTGGTTCTCGAATCAGCCCGTCACTGTTCAGTAGGCACTACAGCCAGCCCTTGACACGTTCGGCGCATCCATCTATCGCAAACGTGATGGACGAATGGGCGTCGTTCGTCTGATTGATCCGGATACCGTAGCGGATGCGGATGTGAATTGGGAGATCGACGAGAACGACATCCTCTTGGAGCCTTACGTTTATCCCGATGTCATGCAGGGCTTGACGACTGGCACCTATGGTCGAAAGAACATCTCTCCTGCGTCAGAGAGCGACTTTACGAACATGACGACCACGGACGTGTCAATCGCCGAGCGTAAATTGCTGGAAAGGAATTATCAGTTTACCTATACCAGCGGCGTGCAACTCAGCGAAATGTACGGTCAGGCATAGCTTAACGTTCCGCGTGAAACGCTATTCGACCTTAAGGCCGATATGTAGGCAGAAACCGAGCGCACAGTTGCCCTAGCGGTGAACACGCGCAAGTTCTTCCAGATCACAGTCAAGATGCCGCCAGGAACTCAATATGATGTCGGCGATGTTGGCAAGGTGACCTATAAGCTCAACTCAGCCGGAACGTCACGGCGGTACGGTCTGGATGGGGCAAAGGTTTTTGTCTTCGCCGTAGATCCGAACCCCGCTATGCAAAGCTGCCTGCTTGTTTGTTGGAGATAATGATGTCTGGATCATCCCTATTCGGCTATGGCGCACCGGCAGGCGTGAGCTATGCCATTACGGGGGGCGCAGCCTTTGTTGGCAACATCGTGCTCGACAACTCGGCGCCTTCCGATGTCACCCGCTTCACCTGGTCGTCTACATCGACCGCAGTCGTTACCCTGCAGGCGCTATGGTCAACGCCAATTGTTCCACGCTGCGGTTGTTTCTTAGGCACCACGCTTCCTATTGGCATGGTGGTCACAATCAAAGGAAAGCGGTCTGGGGATTCAAACTTCCCCTATCTTCTTGGCGGAAATTCGTAGACATCAGTTGTGGTCTAGCTTGATGACGGATCACGGGCAATCATCTGGGCGTTCGATGCTGGATTGACTCCGATCATCGGCTATGAAATCGCCATGTATCCCGCGCTCAGCGTCACGTCATCGGAACTGTTCGAGATTGGCGAGGCGCGCATCTTCTAGGGCTACCGCCCCGGTAATGGCATTCAGGAGAAATGGACGCCTGGGTTTGACAACATCCAGAATCCACAAACGACAGTCAACCGCCAGCCGCACGTTGTCAATCACCGCTACAATCAT